TTCTCTAACTTTTCTAATCTTGCGGGGATCTAATTGTTGTAACTCTACAAGTCCTCGTTTCGGATTAGATTGATCTATGATCTTTTGATAATAAAGGCGACCGTCGATATACCAACGGCGGAATATATCATATGCTTTATTATTAAAGTTTAGCAGCTTCAGTACTTGTTTAAATTCTGCAGACATAGTTCGCTTAATTTCATCATCTATATCTAGCTTATCAAGATTGAGTAGAACAATATCCTCATCATCAATTGCCGCGATTGCTTCCGTTACAATTTCATCAATTGCCGCAGAACAATCAGAGTACATTGAAGCTTCTCTATATCGTGTGATAAGTTCAGCTTCAGATTTAGCAGTCGCGTCTAAATCAATATAGGTACCGAAGTAGCCGCCTGCTTGTACGGTGGCCGCACCATCGTCGTCAATAGGAGTTCCGATGATGCGGGTTTTATTACTTTCCGGCTCTTCCTGTTTTCCAATAGTAAATCCAAAGAGATTAATAGCCATAATTTAAATTCAATCCTATAATTAGGTAAGTGTTACTAACGAATCAATCAACTGCGCTTCAGGTGCATTAGAAAATTCAAAAGATTGATACTGGAATGAAACAGGAAAATTTGACATCTGATCATTACTACCAAAGTCTAAAGGAACTGTTCCTATTTCTGTTGGGAAGGATCCTAATAATTTATACGACTTAAGAACTATTCCATTCCTATCCAACTGAGTAATAAACATATCTGTCTGATACTGTGCAGGAACAAGCCTTCCCGTTTTGTTCTGCATATCCTCAATTCCATTCAACCATTGCTCAAGAGCGGTCCTAATAGTAAAGGCAGAATCATTAAGAATAGTACAATTAAACGGTGCAAATTCTCTGTCACCTGCATACTTAACTAGCCTGCCCCTATAATAAACTGGAGCAATTCCGATAGTCTGTCCTGGTAATTCCGCAGCAGTAACTAAAAAAGGTCCTTTTTTAATTGCCGCCGCCCTGCCTGCAACATAGTTCGGGAATGTTAACTGAACCGCAAACTGATTAGGGCGGGCCCCACCGTTTGCTAGCTCTGATTTAAATCTTTCTACATTAAATGGAATAGCCATTTATTTCTCCTATGCTCCTACTTCTTGGAATGATACACTAGATCTCGTAGCTACGAAATTCAGTTGGATGAAATTAATAGCTCTTGCAGGCTTAATGAATATATCTGCAACAAATTCATTCCTGTCAATTACCTCACCCGTATTATTGGTTTCGTCGCATATCACTCTGAAGTCTGTGATACCTCGTCTTCCCTGCACGTCTCTCAGGAATGGTTCAACCAAGTTTCTAAATTGTGCCCTAGTAAACGCATCGTTAAATTCAAACAACTGGAATTTTGATGCTGTGGCAATAGCTTTTTCCAGAACAATAAAGAGTCTTCTAACATTGATTCTATCAAAAGCACTTGGTCTGGATTGCATTGTTTTATCGCCAAACAATACTGTTCCTTGTCCCGGGAATGTTACTACAGGGTTAATACCTTTCTTGTAAAGATTGTCTCTATCTGTTTTTCCTGGAGAATAAGGAAGCTTAACAACATTCTTAATAACTCCCCTGTTATATCCTGCGGGAGAGAACCAAGGATCTGCTATATAGTCTGTCCTAGCTGCAAGTCCAGCGATATCTCCATTCAGAGGAATGTAACGATATCTGTCGTTATATCTATCATACTGATATTTCCATCCAGTATCTATTACACCAAAAGATGAACTTGTTAAAGTATCTCTAAATTCTATAATCTTATTTGCAGAATCCGTAGTGTTATAAACAGTACTTAATGGAGGAGATGCAAAAACCATTAAATCTCTTCTTGATTCTGCAATGCCTATTGCAGTATTAATAGATGCCGCATCCGTAAGAGGACCCATTGGCATCAGGCTTACATCATACAATTCGTCATTAGCAAATATACTATATCCATTGATAACATTAGCGGTCGAAACTGCATCTCCACTAACTCCCCCAGATAAAGTTGCTACGAATTGAGTACCCTGATTTGTGAATGTTTTTCCATTAGTTACAACTGTCCCCCAATTAGATCCTGCGGGGTGATTCATCCACCAAACATATTGGGATTGTTCATTGAGAACATTCTTGTAATAATTCGAAGAACCATCCGCTCTCTTAGCATCAGATGCTTTAGATACAAACGAGTATTTCTCAAGAACTGAGCCTGTAGTTCCGCTAATATCGCCAGTCATATCTAAAACAATTATATGTAATTCGTCATTAGATGCCCCCTTAGTTTGGGCATAATCAGATGTTAAAGGAGCATCATCAAATTGTGCTCGATATTGCCACACACTAAAAGTCGAAGAATCCGCAGTAGAAACTCGTATAGAATTACCTAATACCCCAGGATACTTGGCAGCGAATCTACCATATATTAAACCGCCAGATTCAAAAGAATTATCATACTGATCTTCATTCGTAATTAGTACGCCTTGTACCGAAATTGTAGCAGTCGCGTTTGCCTGTTCGCCAGTATCAGCATTTTGTATTGTTATTGTGGGCTCTGTTGTATATCCAGTACCTGAATTGGTTATAGTTATTGATCCTATTTCAAAACCTAACTCAGAAGTAGCACGAGCAGGGGTTGAAGGATTATCCCCACCTAAAGGTACAATGGTAACATTTGGTGCCGAAATATATCCAGAACCTCTATGCCTAACAACAATTGACGAGAGCTGAGATTCTACCCTAGCAACCGCACTAGCATTAGCGCCACCGAGTGCATTATTTTTATTAATTACAACTGTAGGTACAGAAGTATAGTTGTTGCCCTGAGTTAAAACATTTATACCTACTACTTTACCATATCCAAGCACTGCTGTTAGCGAAGCATTTGCTCCCAAGTTTGCATTATTCCTATTTACAGTTAGTACAGGAGCAGTAGTTAATCCCGACCCGTTGCCTACGATAGTAATGGATTTAATTGAACCATTGGAACTTAATACTGAGGACGCTCCTGCGGAAACAAATACATTAGCATTTGCAGTATCATTTCTGTTGATTATAACATCTGGGGCAGTAATGTAACCTGAGCCGCCAGTTAAAATATTAATTGCAGTAATTTCTCCATTCGCTCCAAGTGAAGCATTTGCAGTGGCACCTGTTCCATTGCCCCCGCTAATAGTTACAGTTACATTGCCATTAATATAACCATTTCCTGCAGCTGTAATATTTGCAGAAAGTACAGGGTAACCAATTACAGGAGTTAATACTGGAGCAACGCCACCTACAGTAACATTGGATACTGTAATATTTGCGGTGTTCTGATAATTGTCTCCACCAGAATCAACTGTAACAGAAGAAACCGAATAATTTAATCTTAGATTTGCAGTAGCACCTGTTCCGCCACCCCCCGAGAAAGTTACTGTAGAATTTGTGGTATAATTATTACCCTGCGCAGCAACAACCGCAAAAACTACACGACCAAATCTTAGGAATGCCTCAGCAGTAGCACCTGTTCCGTCACCCCCAGAAATAACAACATTCGGAACTCTAGAATAACCAAAACCAAAATTGGATATAAAGATATTTTCCACACTACCCGTTGTTGCTAGTACAGGACTAGCAGTAGCTTGTGTTCCTCCAAATTCATCTGGAGAAGAAATTGTTACTGTAAATCCAGCAACGGAGGATAAAGTGTTTGGACTATCGGTAACTGTTATACTGGTAACTGAACCGGATGCTGAAGAAACCGCATTTTTAGCAGCACTCTTATCTACAGTTCGTACAAGTTGTAAATTATTACCGTAGGAAAGGAAGTTTGCTGCGGTAAAAAAGTATGGAGCAGTTGTATCGTTTGGTTTACCAAATCTTTCTACAAGGGTATTTTCCGAGTCAATTGACGTTACTTGGTCTACAGGACCCCACTGAAAAGCTCCCGCGATTGCTCCTGCAGATGTAGCAACGGAGGGGATTACTGTCGATCTATCTTCCTCGGTCACTAATACGCCAGGTGAAAGCTGAAATGCCATCTTTTTCTCCTTAAGATTGAGCTCTATAACTAATGATTTCTATTTATTTATAAATATCCCTATTTAGACTACTAGGGTCAATTTTGAATGAGATTTCGTTTAAATTCCTCCATCTCTCGCTCAATATCATTAGCGAACCAAATAGTATCTTCCTCAATCTGGGGTTTAGTTTCCTCCGGCCTGCCATCCTCAATAGATCCAAAAGGAGTTAGACTTTCCTCAATCTGCTTAAACTGCTCTTCATATAGAATTTTCCTAAGATTTGTATCTGTTAAATCCTTAAAAAATGGTTCATTTGTTGCCCACGAATATAATACCAAGGTCATAACTAAATCATCATGATATCCCTCATCCGCTTTAAAGTGCCCATTGACTTCAATAAATGTAGATATTTCACCTATAATATCGCTATCAAATATTAGTAACTTATTACCCTCAACTAAACTCTTAAACGACGTACACCCTAATCGTTTTACCTGTTTTGTGGTCCTAACACCCAAGGTAGCTCCGGACGAGAATCCTCCAGATAAGTATTGTCCTGTCTTAGAATTATTACCAACAAAGAAAACATTCTCATATTCTAAATCTTGATATAGCGAATCTGCGACCTGCTGCCCGTTGTCATTAATTTCTATCAGACAGTATGCCTTATTATAATCCTTGCCGACCTTGGCAATAATATTCGGGAACATCAAAGGACTTATCTTATTGTGTCGATACTTAGCAACCACTTGGTGTGGGTATTCTGTTATATCAATAACCGAGAATGCGCAGTAATCGCCACCGACGCCTCGAGATGTATCCGCGGATATCATATATACATGTTCTTCTTTTGGTTCCTCGTATACATCTAGACCATCCTTAGAATATATAGGAGTCTTAAATGACATTCTTCCAATAGTATCAGGACCAATTAGGGTATTGGATGATCCGAGGAATGTACATAATACTTCCTGGTTAAACTTAAGTTCGCCGAGAATTGATCTTTGTTCCTCTGCCCATTTTTTGTCCCTGCCAGGAATTTCTGAGTAAGGAATAAACATTGGTACAAATCCATTCCTGCCCTCTTTTGCCTCATTCCAGAACTTCCAGAAATGATTATAACCTAACGGGGTAGATGTAAGCAAAATCTTTGTAGTTTCACCTGCAGAAATTGTAGGATATACTGAGGTGAAGAAATCCTCAGCAACATTATTTGGAATAATTGCCGCCTCATCAATGTAAAGCCAGTTTACAGATTTACCTCGGATACCGCTAGAGCTCGTTGCTGCAGTAAATACTCGGGATCCATTCTCAAGCTCAACGTCACCTTTATTAAAACTCTTCACGCCTTGCTGCATCCATATAGGTAACATCTCATACATCAATTCATATCGATAAAGAACTTCCCTAGCAGCCGAAGATTTATTTGCAAGTATAGCAACAGTTTTATTTGCCTGAAATAAAGTGTACCAAAGTATACAGGCGGCAGCAGTAATTGTTTTGCCCTGCTGTCGTCCTTCCATGAGTATAACTTTACGATTGCCTAATATAGTTTCTACTTTTCTTTTTTGGCAATCATAGAGTTTAAATGGAACAAGGCCTCTATCCAACGAAACAATTTGGCAATAGTTCTCAATAAAGTATACTGGGTCCTGAGAACATTTTAATATCTCTTTTACTTGTTCTTCGCTATATTGTATAACCGTACCAATCTGTTTTAGATTGGGGTTACCATTATAGGAAAGTTTTTTACTGGTCGATTGTGTTGCTGTCGCCATCTTTCTTTCCCAAGAGTTTCATAAGTTCGTGGGTAGATCCTGCGAAGACAACATTATTCTGAGTGCCAATTTTAGGAGTGTCGTCAGTTAATTGTAAATCCTTAACTTGTTTTTGCAAACCCATTAAATCTTTAGCCACATCAGATAATGTTTTAATCATTTGTCCTGTCACCTCGTATGTCCTAGGGTGCTCAGAATTTTTTGCAAGATTTGAAATTTCGTTTAACGTATCCTCGCCTTTTATTAGCAAATTCCTCATAGTATGCCGTGCTAATTGATAGTCGTCCTCTTGATCTAGCTCTTTGCTAGAACTCATAGATTCCGCGGCTTTAACTATATTGGACTGTTTTTCCGGGGGAGTAGGTTCAATATTAAAAATATTATTTAGATTGTCTAAATCTTTCATGCATTAAAAATCCTCAAAGTTCTCAAAGAATTCAAAAGGTTCAACAGGAGTAGCAGTATCAGGATCTACCCCAACAGTAATTTTCTGTTGTCTATTATTTAGTGTCGGGTCAGAAAAAGTATTTGCAATAGATGTACGAATAATACCTTGCTTCGACGCCGGACCATAAAAATTAAGTTTCATCGTAAAAGAAAGAGTCCATATGATAGCCCTTCGTGTAGTGAGATCTCCCTCATAATCATCTTCGAATCCTATATTATCCAAAATAATAGGAAGATCATTTTTTATTCCAAGCTCAGGAATAGTTTTTAAACTTAAGTTAAAGTCGGGATTAAAATAAGGTAATATCTGTTCCACAATCTGCAAACCATCATCCATATTTTTCGTATAGATGTAAAGTAACATTGTTATATTATATGGTGAAGGAGCATACTGAGTATTTAGATATAATGAATTATTAGTTACATTCCGGGTTTGCTGGACAGGACTTATCTTTCTTTGAGGGTCATGAAAGATATCTACCATTTCAAAAGACATCCTGGGCAAAAGCACTTGAATGTTTTGTACATCTACATCTGGCCTTTGTTGAATCTTTGCTAAGAACTTTTGTTTCGGGGCATATGACAGGGGAACCTTAATAGTTTGAGAAGGACTTCCCTGGGCATCATTCCTTTGTATAGTAATACCATTAAACATATTACCAAAGGCTATTACAGTCTTTCGTATTGTTCCCCAATAAAATCTTTGATCTAACATTATCTATAAACCTCTCCGAAAGGATTCCTCTCAGTAAAATCTAAAACATTGTCTATATCTATATCAAACTTATCGTTATCTATGTTGAGTAATTCGTCATTATTAGTATATTCTTCAAGTATAATAGGAGTCAAAGTGTTATATTCTAACAACAATGTATCTCCGTTCTCTTGCAGTAATTCAAAATTATCAACAGTATTACTTAGCACATCTATGGTATTATCAATTTCTTCAATACCGGTATTAAATACTTCATTAGAAAACTGCATCAATTCGCAGTTCATCTTGTAGATGTATAACTTACCGATCTGGAAGAAAGGTGTCTGCCCATCGACTTTTCGTATCTCAAAGTAAGATTTGGTTAAGGGGAAGTAAATTACATCGCCCTCTGCCGGCCTTTCCTCCAGTACGCTCTGGCCCTGAGCACCCACAACCGATTGCCACCTTCTCCTAGCAACAATGAAGTTTGCCGTGTCTCGTATTTCCAAACCAAACTTAGTTAATAGCTCTCCCTCTCCTTCAAATCCCCCGATGTTCTCCATATACATCTCAATCGGATAGGCAAACTCGTAGGTATTTAAAGGATCCTCAGTAAGTATAATATCCTGATTGTTGGGCTTCCTTGGGATATAATAGACCTCAAAACCATAAATCCTCATCGACTCTATAATCAAATCCTCATAGAGGGTCTGTTCTGACCGATTACCAATCGATCTTCCTGATTGAAAATAATGGTTAACTGTTGCCATTTAATTATAGATTTTCTATAGACTCGGTGTTATTATTTGCTATGAGGCCTGGGTAATGAAATTATCCTATGAACATGTCTGGAGGTAATTCAAAGGATCTTCTAATCTCTTCTTCAATAGCGGCAATTTCCTGAATTGCTTCTTGATACAGTGTATCCCCATTTAGGGTTACTCCTCCAGGAAGTTGAACACCGGAGAACTTTTTAATATTCTCTGCCCATTGGCGTTTAATAAGTGCAGTTGCGTATTTCTTTAGATACATATCGTCATATACATCGGTATACGTATTAGGATCTAAAATACGATATGCCTCTATGATTATATATTCACCTTCTCTTGAGTCTAAATTCCAGTCAGCATCGATATAAAGCCTGTTCATATGCCTGTTAAAACGAATCGGTTGCTGACCGACAAGTAACATATTAATTAATTCTAATTGTGTCTTTACCATGGAATAATAGATTAAATCCGTAGACATCAAACTATACAAATCGTTAATTAGAATTTGATAACGAATATCGAAGATGTCCATTCCCCTTGATCTATTGGTGAATGGCAAAATCCTATTTACGCCGACAACTAATTCGCTTGTTTCGATATACTGTCGTGCTATGTCCTCAGCAGTAAACTGATGCTTTAGATAAACCAGTTCGATAGCATCGTAATGGAATTCCCTATAGAATTGAAATGCGTCATCTATTCGATCCTCTATCTGAGCATCATCAATATTAATTTCGATTACTGGGCTACCTAGCCTCCTGAGGCAGTAATCTATAAGTTGTGATCTTGAGCTTACCCTTGCCATTGTTATCCCTATCTGGTGCTTCTTCCTACCTCATACCAGTATGTTCCATCGCTGATAAGAGATAAGGTCGCCCTTTGCCTTGCTGTCCAATTTATGCTACCGCTGAGATAGATATCTCCGGCCGCCCCGCTGGAATTATATACTACGCAATCAAAAGTATTCATAAAGATTATAGTTATTCTTCTTCCTGCCCAACCCCATTTAATATTTCCTAGTATTGTTCCGCTACTAAGTACAAAAGTATCTCCCTCGTGGGGTATGGTCATAACCCCAGTTCCACCTACACTTATTGTGGTTGGGGATGGGATTGAAATCTTTTGAGATGCCGCCGTAAGATTTCCAAATAATATATCTTTTGCATAGGTTGTTTTAGATAGAGATGATACTGCTAATCCATCTATATCTCTAAATTTTATACCATTGATAGAAACATCTGATGCGGTATTTGTTATTCTTATACCTATATTTGTTTGTCGGACTACACCATCGGTAATCTTTACATCTCCCCCTTCAATTAATATACCTTGATCCCTATTTGCCCATGCAACACAATTGTTAAGCATTGTTTGTTGATTGGCGCTGGTATTAATATAAAAACCTTTTTCGTGTGATGCAGATTGGCAATTTGTTAATATAGTATCCTCACAATTACCCGTTACAATAAATCCGATCTTGCCGGTTTGGCCTGTTGAGGTATATCCGGCTTCGGGCACATCATCCGCACCGCATCCCGTAAGTATGCAACTATTACAATTTTCAATTACGAACCCATATGTATAGCCATATGTAAAGCAATCCGTTATCTTACCCCAATCCACAGTATCTAAAAATTTAAATCCTATACCGCTCCTTGATAATGATAATCCATTAGTATTTGCCATTGTTCCTGTTGCTACTGCGGCAATAGTGCCAAATGGCCAGCAATGTACCCTACTAATATATGGTATATCCAAAGAATTTTCTATAAGAATACCATTTGTACAGTCAATATTAAGATCTGATATTCTAGGTCTTTGTGCAGATTCTGCGTATATAGCCGTAGTGAAACCTAATATCATACAATCTTTAACTGTTACATCTTCTGCTACAGGTAAAGAACTTCCTATATTAGAATGCGTACCATCTATCAGTATGGCAGTTCCAGAATATGTTGATAGATTAGTATAAGTTGCGGTTCTTCTTTTAATGAATACTTTAGATATGCTTGAACCAGAAGACAAGGTTATTGCACCATCTAGCCATAATGCAGATCCTAAAGCATCATAGTTGGTATACCAGTTATTGCCGTTACTGCCTACCATTTGTAAATCGCCAAGAATGTGTACGTTCTTGGGAACAGTAATTCCACTACCTATTCTATACTTTTTATTTTTTGCTAATTTAACTGTGCCACCAGATACACCTAGGCTTGCCATTGCTGATAGTAATGCTGCTCTATCATCAGTAGTACCATTACCTGCAGCACCGAAGCTATCCAATTCTACATAAGTTGCTAGTCCAGATGCACCTGTCGCACCTGCAGGTCCCGAAGGTCCCGTTGATCCTTGAATGCCTGTTGCTCCTTGAACACCTGTTGCTCCGACTGACCCCGTCGAACCCCTAAGTCCTGTTGCCCCAGTTGCTCCTACTCCTGTTGATCCTATTGGGCCAGTTGCTCCAGACGCCCCAGCTGGGCCTGATGGTCCGGATGGCCCAGTAGCACCCGTCGCTCCTCCCGGATCGCCTTGCGGTCCAGATGGACCTGTTGATCCAGTATCTCCTGCAGGTCCACTAGGGCCAGTTGATCCTGTAGGTCCAGAAGGCCCGGTTGATCCTGCTGATCCTACCGTACCTGTAGCTCCTTGGGGTCCTTGTGTACCTGTAGATCCTATAGGGCCAGATGGTCCAGTAGGTCCTATTTGTCCTGTTGCTCCTGTTACTCCTGTAGCACCCGTCGATCCTTGGGGACCTGTAGATCCTGTTGCTCCTCTAAGTCCTGTAGCACCCGTCGATCCTAAACTTGTTAAAGTATTCCATGCAGAATTTAATGAATCTGGATTGACATTAATATTATTATTTACGATACTAATAAAGCTACGCCCGTTATAATATACTAAATCATTTAAATTATACACTGTTCCGGAATTCCAAATACCTCTCCAAGATATACTAATACCCGATGCTCCTACGGGTCCCGTTGATCCTGTTGCACCTATAGGTCCTTGTATTCCTGTAGCTCCCGTGGTGCCTCTTAATCCAGTTGCACCTTGTGGGCCAGTTAATCCTGTAAATCCTTGAGGTCCCTGAATACCTGTTGCGCCAGTTGCTCCTGCTCCTGTTGCGCCAACATATCCCGTTGCACCTTGTATTCCTTGAGGTCCAACGGGACCTGTCAATCCTGTGGCACCCGTTAAACCTGTTGCGCCTTGGGGACCTGTAGATCCATTCTCGCCTCGTAATCCTGTAAATCCAGTTTGGCCTGTTGCGCCTTGAGGCCCAGAAGAACCTGTAGCTCCGGTTATTCCTGTTGCTCCAGTTGAACCTACAAGTCCTATTGGACCAACTGGTCCTTGTATGCCTGTTGCGCCAGTTAATCCGATTGCTCCAGTTTGGCCTGTTGCGCCAGTTAATCCGGTTGCCCCAGTTTGGCCTGTTGCACCAGTTAATCCTGATGCGCCCGTCGCTCCTTGTATACCGGTAGCACCTGTCGCCCCGCCAGGGTCTCCTGCAGGACCTGTTGGTCCGGTAGCACCCATTATAACATTTGATGCGACAATGTCTATAAAATATTCTAGAGTTTCTACTAATGGTACTGGGGAAATTCCTATATATGTATTTAAAGGAAGATATAAATTTTCATTTGAACCATATACTCTGGCATTTCCTAAATATAAATCTTTCCAAGATTTTTCCGGCGAACCTATAGAATATTCATTATTTGCTATAGGTATTAAATTTCCGCTTTCTAAAGTTTCTTGATTTGTAATTACTGTAGGTGCCGATAACCGGGTAACAGTACCTTCGACAGTAATGATGCCTTCAAACATTACTATATTTTGAGAACCACCCAATGCTTCTATAGTATATACATGGCGTTTCGTATCTAATGTGGAGGTCACATTAGATGTAAGGGATATATTAATTCTGCTATTACTAGCATCAGTAAATACTGGATTAAGAGATGTTGCTTCCGAGGAAACGTAGGATTCCTTTAGTAAACCTCTAAGGGCATATCCTGTTAGGTTTACTGTTCGTTTGCTGCTATCTACATAATTTAAATTTTGAGAAAAACTATCACCAGAATTTATTACGAAATTTCTGGTTATTGCCATTTATTAGCTCTGTGGTAAGTATGAATAATTATTTTTCTTTAGTTCTTCTAGTATTTTTTCCATTAATAAATCATCTACCGAAGGATATCTGCCCGAAAGCGTGAGTGATAGTGTATCCTTTAATCTTTCGATATTACCCATCATTTCTCTTACTTCAACAGTAACCTTGGTCACGTTAGAATAATTATCCACTGACAAAAATGTTACATTTAAACTCATTGAAATCTCCCGTAAAATATTCTGTAGGAAATGCTTACTGCATCATCTCCTAGTACATCTTGTTCTCGTATGTCTGGGGTCAATGGACTACCATACGTTCCCCCTCCAAACTGAGTTCTATCTAAATTTTGAGATACCGTCAATTTCAAAACACCAGTCTCAACTTTTATATCTAGTATAGAACTACCCAAAAATTCTCCCGTCCTATCTCGCCTCAATAATCTCAAAATTATAGATCCTCCTCCAACTGCAATTTTTCCATTTGTATCACCTACCCCTCCGGTGATATCAAAGAACCCCATTGTGAAAGGATCATTAGTATTTATATTAGAGTTTGTTAGCACTATTTTCTCGTCTATTCGCTCTACATAAGCCTGCCCGTTTCTAACCGCAGGTACGGTATACGTTCCTGTCGTAGAATATAATAAATGCGGCATTTTCCTTGCCGTGGAGAATTTTAGCTGCCTTGCGGCATCTCTAATCTCAAATTTATCGCTTTGAAAAACTATTCCCATTATTGTTTTCTCAGAAAAAGTGTCTTTTCGTTTGTTGGTATATTCCCATTTAGATAATATACAGTATTGTTGAATCTGTAGGTAAGGTTATTACCCTTGCCGGCAATAGTTTGACCATTCGGATAGATGATGATATCGTCCCCCACATCTATCGCCCCGAATCTTTCATCATATAATCCTCCCCTTGCATTTGGGAAAAATGTACTGGATCCTTCCAAGGTTCTACCTTCTGCATAACCAAATCTAATATAGTGTTCTGTGGCTCCTTGAAAATCTATCTTAGAGCCAACCACGTATTGTTGTTTTATATCCGCATACTTATTAATATAGGCTAAAGGATTAAAAATTAAAGTGCGACCTTCTCTTGCAGCAAAACTTGCCCAATGATTCTGCCCATTTGTTATCATCGCAGAAGTACTACCTGTACCATATGCGGCGATTAAATCGGGATAACTTGCTATATATGATAATGCATCGGTTGGCGAAATTCTTAATAGATCGTAGCCTTCGCTATAACTAAATACATCTTGACCTCCGTCCTGGCCTTGTTCAAAAAATCCTATGGGTAATTCATGTATACGTACATCATATACTCCAGGATTAACTGGTGTTAAACTAGAAATTATTTCTTCACCTCCCCGAAGATTACGAAGAAATTGCAATAATGGTTTTTCTGCAACTTTTTTAACATTGTAATCTCCTTCTGATACTTCATAATTATAATAAAGATCTCCGGGATAAACTTCTATACCATATCCTAGTGGTCGGGGTTGTTTAACCCAAGAATGTATAGGTGAACCTAACGCAGTACCGCTAGTTGGTTGCCAATTATAATGATCATACTTATCTAATTTTCGAACGAACCCAAAGAATTTTTTAGTACCCACATAAAATTCATGAAACCCTTGTCGGATAGGAGAAATATCTACTAATAAAAGAAAACAATAAAATCTAGTTTCTGGGCTACCATTATAGGTATAGAATTCTAAAAATGGTTTGCTAATTGGCGTACCGGGACGGGTAATATCCCTGCCGCTTATTTGCATATCTCCCCAATCCTCAGTCCTATATGGTTTGTTTAAATTTTGAATAGTATTAATTTCGGGTATTATCTGTTTACCATTTAAATTTAACGTTCTAGTAAATAACTTACCTTGCTCACTGGGCAAAGTAAACGATTGGTCCCTGTATAGGTATCCGTTATTTGTATCAAAAATAGTATCTGTGCCATTTCCAATAATTACTCTTTCCCGTGTTATTTCTAATACTTTAGACATTATACTACTCCTGCGGGATTATTAAATACTAAAATTCTAAAAGATTTTGATAAAGACGGTAACGGGAATCCTCGTACAAAAAATCTTTCCTTGATATAAAAATTGGTATCATCTACTAGTAAGTATACTAATCTAAAGGATGTGTTATCTATATTTTGCAAAAATGTATTGCCAGACAATGCCTGATTATTATCTAAATCATAGAGCAATCCCGAAGGAACATATCCTAAATTATGTGGGTATGCTGTATATAATGCTTCTCCCTCAACCGGTATTAATCTAGTATCTTTACCCTTTTTGCCTGTGTTTTGTTTATTAATATCTCTGAAAGGAAAATTAATGGTAGGATTTGCTTCAGATACTATGTTTAAATAATTAAATCTAGTATCAAAAAATATTCTATTTAGATTACTTAACGGAGAATTTAACGGAGAATCATCGCCCTGAGAATTTTTAGGATTGTTAAATATTGAAACTAAACCTACACCACTCTTAATCCCCGCCCACATAACCCTAGTACTTCCATCTGCAGAAGGCACATACGTAGATTGTATAGGTTCTACTTCGCGTGTAATTGTCGGGGGTTGTACTACCGGAGGTGCTGGGGGCCCTGCTTCTTGAGTGGCCCTCCAACTTAAAACATATCTAGTATATGGATCCTCCGGATTGTTTGCTATAAAGTTATTGACATCTGCAGTAAATTGAGTATTAGCTTGCGCGACAGTTAGAGAGTCATTAACTATTTTATTTACCCAAAAATCATAACCCGCTTGATCAATTTCGCTAAGTTTGGTTCCAAAGGTTGGGCCTCTGCCTATAGATGCATACAGATCTAATACTACTTGCCTTGCTTCTTGTATTGATAATCCGCTAGTAATTGACTGTATTACTGAAGATTGAGCAGAAGAACCTCGATCGTAAAAATCACCTACGCCATTTCCGCTTAGAAAGGATTTACTTGCCGTCCTTGTTCGATTGTAATCTAGATCTCCAGGTTTAGATGAACTAAAGAAGAATCTAGCAAAGGTTAGATTAAAAGGATTTCTATTATAACTTAAGTATGCTTCTCGTGTCCAATATGCTAATCCTTCCGCATCTGGTTTTCTAAATAATGCATACCAAGTATTTCCAACATCGTCTGTTACTTTGGAATCGCCGGAATAAAAAGTTGCGATTAACTGACCGATACGTAATGCTTCAGTTTTGTTTATACCTTTTAAAAGTGAACCCGAAAATTCCTCATACCAATCATCATAACCATATGAGGATCCTGAACCATCAGAAGGAAATTCTCCAACTAAAGTTATGTATAAACCATTCCAGGGAGTATCCCATGCCTTAGTTGTTACTCCATTTTTAGTAGTACCAGTATAGCCTGTTAATTCGCCTACTTCTGTTAATCTTATATACTTGGTTTCTCCTGGCAGTACTAATCCTGCGTGTACCGCAGCAACGGAAAAATCCGAATCGTCGGTATAAGGATTAGAACCCCATACCGTAGATCCCGATGTACTACCTGTAATTCTTCTATCTTCGTATGCCATTAGATTGTATTATTTCTATAAACTACGGATATCTTGGTTTTATAAAAAGTAGACAATTCCTCAATTGTTGAAAATCTACCTGCAACGTGATGTATCAATTTACCATCCCCCAGATATACCGCACCGTGATTTGGTACCGGACTTCCTAAAGACATAACTAATAGATCATGTTTTTTAATATCATTGACTTCGAAGAACCCATAGTTATTTGCATTTTCTACGTATAGGTTCGGGCCTTGATTCCACCACTCCCATTCCCTCTGCATATTATTTGGCATCATTAGATTAAAATTTCTAGTATAATAATCTCGTATCAGAGTGTAACAATCAAATAATCCATGAAGGAAAGGCCTACCCGTTAGGGGCCTATTTTCAAAATATCTCTCTGGAAAAAATACTTCTGTGTAATCTTTAGTTGATCCTATGGTTGCAACAATAATATTTTTTTCATTCATCTCACTTCTTTCATCATCTGAAAGATTTGCTAGATTACTATTATCTTTACTTAAAATTATTGCAACAGAATCTTGATCAAAATCTTCAGATACTACAGGTTTTCCTTTTTCCTGTCTAACGAAAATTTTTCCTTTTGCTTTAACTAGATCATATATTTCATTAGGTAAACTATGTCCAAGCATAACAACTCCTACAATTCAATTCGAATAAACTTATTATTTAAATCTATAATCATTTTATTATCACCAGATTTCATGACTCCGGCGGTTAATGTACCCATGTTTCCAGTAATAGACGAAAGTGTAGTTACATCTAGTTTTTCTGCACCGATAGATCCTGCTTCGATAGTACCTGCGGTTAATTTACCTGTTGCCAGAACTGCGGTGGCAATTGAATCTGCGTTAATCTGATCTGCGCCAATTGTGCCGGTTCTTATTTGTGCTGAAGTGATGGTTCCTGTAGCTATATTATCTGCGGTAATAGTTCCAGCATCAATTTTATCGCCAGTAATAGTACCGCCCAAAATCTTATCTGCAGTTACAGCTCCTGCCTTTAATTCGTCGGTTCCTATGCTGTTCGCCGAAACGGATACCGCTACAATGGATCCCGAACCGCCACCTGGTCTAAATAAATCCCAATTGGTTTTATCCGAATTTAAAATGTAAACTTCATCATCTACTATAACTAGATCACCTGCACTAAAGCTAGTAACATCTGCCGGCAGACTTCCGTATCTTTTAATTCCTGCAGTTGCACCAATGTCTCTGGTATAGGTTGATAGGGTCACCCATGCAACGCCATTGAATGCATAAAGTCCCGCATTTGTTCCTGTTTTTCTAAATAATTGTCCAACGGATGCTCCCACTGCCGAAGGTAATGTGGCTCCCGATGTAATACCGCCAGAAGTACCGCCGCTAACATATGTACTAAAATTGACCCAGGCTCCGCTTCTAAAGATATAAACTACGGTTCCCACAACTACGGTTCTACCCTCAAAATTGTCGGGATCACTTGTTGCAGGTAATGCGGATAAAACAGTAAATCCGGATGGTGCGTCAGGTACAACTACAGATGCTGCAGTTTTCCACGCTCCTTCTATATAATAGAATAATGTATTTGTTGTGGCATTATAGAATACTTGTCCTTCTACCCCAGTAGTGGGTAGTGAGGTACCTACCGATACTGCCCCCTCTCCCCTAAATCTGGTCCATCTACAATCGCTTCCTGCCGCTCTTGCAATTGAAGAATCTGCAGGAAGACCTGTACCATTACCCGGAGGATAACATGAAAAGATCCATACATCACCATTATAATATGCGAATCTTCCTTCATAGTTTCCGACCGTCGGTAAAGAAACAACAACAGGAATTCCGTTAATATATGATGTAGTTTCTCCTATGATGGCACCTTCTGAATCCACAACAGTAATTGGTACTCCGCCACCGGGTGTTCCCGAGCCCGACCCTGTGCCAAAAACGCTAGATAATTCTTGAGTTACAAAATCCTTAGTTGCTAGTTCTGCGCCGAACCATTTAATTGTAGCGTCTTCGCTTAGTAATAAACTTTCTGTACCATTTAAACTAAAAGCAATTTTACCCGATCCTGGCCTATATATCCCGGTATCTTTATCACCTGTCCAGGTATATCCTGGAGTTAATCTAGTATCGGGATTGAATGCTACAAATTGGCCATTGCTATATAATCCATTAAAATTACTATTAATCTTAATGAACGAATCTCGTATAAGATCACCCGTACCATCGTTGGCAGCTAATCCTACATTTACATTTGCTAGTGCTTTTAGTCTTGGCATAGTCTTATCTTAAGTTTAAATGAGATTTAATTTTATGTAATTCGTCTTTCAACATATTTATTTCCGCTTGCATATCCTTTATTTGCTTGGAGGTTTTTCTCCTGGCTTTATATTCTGCAAGCATATTCGCATCATTATTGATTAATGCGCTAGATGCGCTATCTTTAACATAACTAGGCTCATCTTGTAGAGGAATATATCTAGACATTACAATACTGCAGTTGCCGTTAAATTCTTAATTATTGGTAAATAATTTTGATTCGATGCATAAAATACGACCTTAATTTGATAATATCCGAATGTATCAAAACTAAAATCGTCTGTGGCTGCACTTACTGTTGCCAATTCCTCTCCGTTATAGGAATAAGATAAATCTGGATCTAATAATCTATATATTTCTTTGCTAAAGGATGAGGTATCTGTTCCCGCAAAGGATTTTGATTGTCCTGGAGCTAATGGTAATAACTGCCAAGGTCTTTCTACAATGCCGCCAGCTAATACTTTATCCTCTCTAGAAAGTACTCTGGCATAGACTTCTATATCTGTACCAATTTTTCTATTGACATCTACAGTAACTTCTAATCCAGTAGAATCAAATCCTTCTTGAAGTGCAACAATTTTACCTATATATCTAGCGCCAGCTTGCCCAGTATTTGGGCTTAATTCTGATTGAGAAACTACTGTGCTATACGGCACAATTTTATTTCTAAAAAGTTGCGCTTTTATTAATTGCTTATCTAGTATGGGAGCAACATCTTGAGATTTTGTTGTTAACGAAACTTCTAAAGTAATATCGCCCCTTGCAGAAACTTCTTGCCTACTATCTAGGTTCGGCTCACCATTGGGTAAAACTTCTAGAAAATCTGATACGTCCCTGATACCCGCCGATGTTGTCTTTACTCTATATTCTGCATATGCGGTGTCTCCTAGAGATACTGTAGTTGATAGCATTCTTAATTTATTATATTCTATAGGAGCAATTGTATTATTTTTCATTAAGAATGTAGTTGTTCCAGTTTCAAATTTAGCCTTATTAATTCTAAAGGTAAGATCTTCGTTGGTATCTTCTTTCCATTCGGTGCCAGTATTTTGAGCTCTAAATAATTTTCCGGCAAAGGGTTTTTTAACTGTTTTGCCATCGCCCAATTTTGCAGTAACTAACTGGTATTGATCGGATTTTGTAACTACACAAAATGCATATTCTCCGGGTTTTAGATATATAGGATGGGTAAAGGTGAATACCGTTGGAAATGCTTCTCCTGCGGTTGGATCATATATTTGAATGTCCTGTGGATATTTTGTAACCGTAGAACCGGAAATATATTCTGTCCTGGAGGGAATGCCTCCTTCAGTTGGTCTTAGTTCTACAGATACTGGTAAATTAGAATCCTTATTGAAGAAATATAGTACAATGCTAGTAACCACTATACCTTGAGGATATTTGACCTCTTCTATAACAAAGGTCTGAGATAAAGGATCTAATCTTTGCTGACTAGTATCTTCTTCGGCAGATGATCCTTGTGTACTTGTTCTAAATTTTTCAGTTGCCCTAAGGGATATTGTACTGCCTTGTTCCGTATCTATTAAATTTAACCCATGGTTAAACATTATAGATTCTGCTATATAAGTGCAGTTTTCTATACCGTTGGGGGAATCTCCAAAACTAATAAGAATCTCGCCGGATAAGAATTTATATTGTCCGTCATTACTGGGAATATAGAGAAATCCGGTGGCTTCGCCCTGTTGGTTGGTTACTATTTCTGTACCCATTTGCGAAGTTAGAAGAGGACTGCAAAACATTGTAATATTTACATTATCTACGTAAACATATATCCTCGTATTAGGAGGCATATGTGTTACTTTAAATGCTGTGGTTTCCGGTCCGGCAAATACCGGTAATCTATTTGATGTTTGTCTGTTAACTGTTTGATTCGATGCCATTTAGTTACCTATTAAGGAATAATTAATCATCTTATAACCATTATCGTGCACGCATACTGCCTTTGGAAATATTTTTTCCACCTCATCTGCTAAGTATCCAAAATATTTACCATATCCTGCGATTTCTTTAAATTCTTTTTTATACTCAAAACTATAGATATTTAAGCCGCTCTTAAGAGTACGAATATATTTAATGTTAGTTTTCATACGACTATCTGAGAATATTTTAAATATGCCCTTAATTATACTTACGGCACCTTTTAATATACCTCCTACTACACTTCCCACGAAATCTAAAATATCTGTTATGATATTACCCCCACTTCCTCCTCGGGTTATTTGTTTACCTACCGCGGCAAGGGACGCTGCATCTGCTTTCAATATCAAACTATTATATGACCCTGTGGTTATACTAGCAGTTAAGGAATTTAATCCCGCCTGTAATCCAGATATTCCTGATCCGTAGGAACCATTTAGTATTGTGGCTAGAATTAAAATTATTTTAGATAAACCGGCGGAATACTGCGGGAAAAATTCTGCAGATGCGGTTATCACATTACTTGCAAATATATTTTGAGTAGTCGCTTGTCCGTCTCCAGATAGTGCCGGCAGTACAGTGGAAAATCCTCCAGAAATAAATTCATATACAAAAGTAGATGCATCTGCAACAAATTGTGCAGGGCCTGATAATAATCTAGATATTGTACTAATTGCTACTACAGAATCTAAGAAATTAAACGAGGCATCTCTACATGCATTCCATGCGATTGCGATAGAACCTTCCCCTACATACGATGAAAAGTTAGCCGAAGATCCTCTACTAATTCCGCTTGTAGGAGAAAGAATGCTTGTGCTGGTTCCTTGCGCACTCGCCACGACATACGCTGATATAGTTTTAAGTGCAATTGCTGAAGAAAGAAGTGCTCCGCCAGTTAATAGCATATTGACTGAAAGAGAATTTTTTCTCGAAATAACTGCTCTACCGCGTTTATCATCTACCGCTCCAGGATTTACAGTTAAGGTAAAGTTTAGTTCATCTTGAATTATGAATGGCTCTTCTACATACTTCATTGTAACAATATCATTCATTAAATCTATATCAAGTTCGCTTTCAGGTTCCATATCAATATTATATGCGGTAAATCCGGGGAAGCATTCTTGAGAATCTTCATCTATTAACACACTGAAAAATCCGCTTGTAAGATCTGCTTTGTCCAAACTCGAAAAATCATCAATAAAAATTCCCGATTTCAATAGTACATTATCATCATCATCCAATATTATAGATTTTAATGCTGCTACTTCCACACTTTGAAGTTTAACTGCCTTTTCTAATTTAATAACACTATCGGATAAGTTTCCTATATCCTTCATGGTGTATCTAGCGTTGTCATCATACGTAAATCTAACATCGAAGGATGAAACCGCATATGGCGGGATATCTAGAACGCAGAGACTTAACTTAGTTAAATCCGATTCATCCTCGGGCTCTATAGGATCCGTGGATTCTATACCTTTGACATGATAAAATTTATTATAGGGAGATCCTACATTCTGCAATCCTGTTGTTACATAGATACGATCTTTCCTACCTAGATAATACTCTACAGTTATTTCCGTGTTAACTGACGATGTTGGAAACACTGAAGTTTGCATATCAAAGTAATCCACATCGTCTTTTCTCCTAGGTCTAAAATCCAGGCAGTCTCTTAATATAAAATTTGTGCTATCAATAATAGAACGATAGGAAGGGACTTCCGAATAAAGATTCGCATCATATGAATTTACAGTAACGGGGCCTTCACCCGTATGGGTAAAGTAATCAAATGTTACTAAAACATTGCCTGGGATATCTGCGGAAGAACCCAAATATTTGATATACCCGTGATCATACAAACTATCTCTCTGCCCATTATCTAATACATAATTTGTTATAATTTCGGGTTGCACAGGTAACCATGCATTCGCAAAATTTGTATCCACGCCGGTGGTCGCAAGTAATGCTTGATATAATTGACCTCTATCTGTTACAAGACTGTTGTAAGTATACGCAGTTGAGGATGACCAATTGCCTTTATATGCTGAGAAATCTTCTAATTTATAAACTCCCCTAAATCTAAAGATATCGGCTTTACCTAAAGAGTAATCTTTGTCAGCAGTATCAATATCTATGATCTTTGTATTATATTCTACTAACTTTTTAATTCTTTGGGTTAAATTATCATTTTCTATAGTTAGCATCAAATCTGCAGTTCCGGTAAAGGATGCGTCGCCGGTGTTTATTGTTATACTAGCAGAACTTCCTGATATAATTACGGAGCCAGACTCGAATCCCCAGGATCCCAATGGGACACTTGATGTTGCGCCAGTACGAACAATTAATGCAAAATTTGCCCTGGCTGTAGATGCAGGAACGGTACCATCTCCTATTGGTAAAGATTCCGGTAAGGATAATGTCAATGTATAGGTTCCCGAAACGAAAGACACACCGCGGAATACTTTAGTATAGGATGTCTGTAATTTTGATACACTTTTTACAAAGTTTTTCCCTATAGGAAATAACAATCTATCAGAAGGCTTTTTATCAAATATAATAAGTTGATTTTGAACATCTCGTCCGGTAGAATGCACATTTGCCTTGAAAAATGGCGAGGAATAAGATCCTGTTGCTTCGTGGTCAGTATACTCATTAGGTACTCCTATAATATGAGTAACCTTTGAGGTGTTTGTTATTCCGTCATAAAAAGGACTGCCGTTAATAACACTTAAGAAACTTTTAGAAGATTGTGTTAATCTAGTTTTGTCTAGTCCTGTTGCAGCATCATAAAATGCCTGAAGTATATTGTCTATATTCTTGCCGTTTTCTCGATATCTTCTATACCAAAAAGCCAATCCCGATGCATCAGGTTCTCTATACAATCCATAAATTGTGATGTTTGTGGCACCTTCTTTTACCGTACCTATTGCTTCTTCACCCTCATACAACACACTAGAAACATATCGACCTTCATCTTCAGGTATATTGTATGCTTCTGCCCATGCTTCCCAGGATAAAGGAGCATCGGGTTTCAATGCTATGTAATGGCTAAAGAGTTTGTATACTAAATTGTCGGTATAAAAACTATCATACTCAATTCCTTTGAATGCAAGGATACCTACTCTTGTCGTATCATCCGTTGGCTCTTCTCCTGAAGGAATACCCTCTTCATCGAGCACACTATGTAATTCTAAAAATGTTTCAGACTGAATTAAAGATTGCGGCCTAGGAAGTATACCTTCGACCGATCCAATTTTTATATAATTTCCCTGGGTGGTATTAACATTGTAAAATTCTTTAGTTTCAGTTTTAGTATTTTTAGGAATTCTAATTTCAGTTGGTCCAATTGTTTTTACTTGGTATCCCCCGACATATGCTTTTCCTGCAGACGCTTTTAATAATAAGGTTTCAGAATCTACTGCACTTTCTTCGGGCAATATGGTAAAATTGTCAACCACATAGTTACCTGATTCATCGTATGTTCTTTCAGCTAGCTTATCATCAAAAGAACTTCTTAAATCTGTAATCTTAACATATTCAATAACTCCCTTATTGAATTTTAATAGGGGAATAAAATCATCAGTAGTTTCTACGTTGCCTTCAGAATCTAAGGGCAAACTAGCCAAGGATAAATCGACCTTTAATCTATCGGCCCCTGTTGCAAAGTAATTGGAACTTTCTAGAGCAGGATCTAATAAACTATTGTCATCGTTACTAGTAATAATTTGTTGCTCACTATACAACCCAATCATTACGCTAGGAAATGATGTATCCTTATCTGGGACGATTCTTTGTTTTGGACATCTAACAAAGTATCCATCCTTATAGAATATAGAAACATCTTGCGTTAAAATAGATGTAGGACTTACACACTTTTTAACATATTGTATTAGATCATTTGCAATGACAACCTCGGGTTCTTCACTGACTACAATTTGTATGGTACTTAAAATCTGAGTTACATAAATCTTTTTAGTTAATAGGGGGTGTATTAGTAAATCTCCAACCTCTATTTGATCCGATGGATTGGATAAGATAATTTCTTTAGAATATAACTTTGTTGTGCTGTATGCATTCCTTGAGATATCTCTTACTGTAGTTGCCCTAAGCTGAATATTTGGATCTAAATTAAGACAATCGATATAATCATCGTAAAATAGTAATTCTGTTTCTTGTGCAAAAATATTTACATTTAAATTATCATTATCTTCTTTATTGTATCTTCTCAAACTAATTACGAAACTAATAGGATCTCCTATATTAGGATTATCCTTACTAAAGGTAAATTCTACATATCCTATCGGAGAAGAATCACTAGTTGTTCTTACGTACTTACCTAGGTAATCTGTATGATTTATACTTCTTCCTCGAGAATCAGTATCTTTAATCCGTATAGTTCTTGCATCAGCATTTATACTTGGAGAAGCACCTTGAACAAGTTCTCCATCTGTAAAAAGATAATCGCCTATTCTTTTTACTTGATTTTGTAATATAGTCTGCGATTGAGTTAATTCTCTCGACTGTACCGCGACACCCGGTTTAAAAAGAATTCTATGAAAATTCTTTTCTTCGTTATAATCATCGTAATAAGGTGCAACGTTAGTTTCTGCCGCCATATCTTTTCCTTAAAATTCTATTACTAAATGTAAATTTTCTGCCTGATCTGGAAATCTAGATACTGAAGTTCTATTCTCAACATATATTATTCTGCCAGAATCATGTTTTAATTCTGGGCTTACGTTGGATGCAACATTTGCAGCACATCCGGATGTTTTGCCTACGATAATTTCACCATTTATAAATTTTCTAAGATTGGTGCTATCGTTAGATTGAATAAATTTAATATACCCGTTGCCGCCAACTGTATTTGAAACTACTGCAAAAGCATTTGCCTTACTATTAGCTCCTTCTATATATTCTCCATTCACAAAGGCAGAAGTCGCGCCGCCAAAGTTTAGTATATTCATACTATTGTATGTTAAGGATGATGCTGGGTCGTTTGAGGAAGTTAAAGGATCCTTAACTAGGCATATTCTTCTAAATTTAATTTCTGGGGGAATATCCCCGCCACCTTCGTTATATTCTGTTCTCGCATTCAACATTATTCTATAAGCACCCAATTCTGTTATTGGGTCACTACCATGTCCGTCAGGAGGACTAAGTACAGGTTGAACATTGGCATATTGTCCGGTACCGTCTAATATTCTAATTGTTGCATATCTATATCCCTCGCCGGGATTTAGTATTTGAAAATCTGTGATTACTCCAATACGTTGTTTCGGCACAACTTGGGCATTTTTGCCGTCGCCTTCGATTATAGCAGAAGCTACCCCGCTGTAATCCGAACCTCCGGAAATAATTCTAATATTTTCAATGCCGCCATCTATAGCGACACTTGCAACTTCGTCGTTCTTAGAAACGGGCATCCAATTTCTAGTTAAAAATCTTAGTTGATCTGAAACACTAATACTATACAGATATTTCCATTTGTATCCATCTGCAGTTTTAAATATATTTAAACTTTGCCCTGATGGTTCAACTGTGGATTTCGCACCTTTGTTATTATCTATACATTTATATACATCAAAATTTCTATTCATTACATAGAAATTCTTGTCCCAAATATTCGAATCCAAATGATCGTATTCCGTATAGACTGCAAATTCGGTCCAATTTATTCTTGGAACCACTGCTCTTACATCTATTGGTAAAATTCTTTTAACAGCAATAGATTCATCCCATATTTTGCTAGTTTCCTGGGGAGTATCTATAGGTGTCTGGGGAATAGTTTCTCTATACCAAGGTTGGGGCCTGCCCAGCATCAAGTATATGGATCTTTCCGAGATAGATAGGGAATCTAGAAAATTTCTAGCATTGCTTAGTTTAATTTCTTTGGTTACTATATTAGGCATCTATTATTTATTAAAGTTCTTTGTGTATGTAATAGGCAAAATCTGATTTTAAATCAACAGAAAATCTTGTATTAGTATATTTTACATTGCTTGCACAAAAGGGTAATCTGAAATTATCTGCAGTCAGGGCAAAAAAGTCTGCAATTGTTGCGGGTCCATCTTTCTTTGGTTCTATATTGAACTCATTGCCTGGTAAAGTTTCTGTATCTATCTCACTAAATAGCGCAAGTCCCGCCGGATGTAGAACCTTTTTAATGGAATCTCTCCATAGCTCTATCGAAGTGCTTGAACGTATTACGTATGAAAACGGTTGATAAAATATTCCTGCAGTTGGGCTAGCGTCTGGAATTCTTCCCTGCACATATATGCTTTCAGAAAGTTTTCCTGACAAATCCTCCCAATTGCTAGCACCGATAGTCAAGCCCCCTATATCTGGAGTGAGCACTGCCTTATCTAAAAATCCTAAGAGTATATTTCCCGAAAAGGTTGCGTTAGATGTTAATAAAGTATTTCCTGAATCTATTATTTCTACAACTTGGCTTGATGCGATTGTGCCAGGAATATTAAAGTAGAAATACTCAGTTTGTTCAAATTTAAAATCATCTAAAACTGTTGCAGTATATGATGCGGTATTATTTTCTAATGGAGGAAAATATAACTGTCTAACATTTGCTATACTTACGAAGTCCGCTTCATCCGGATGAAATTCTGCATCTTCCCATGGCAATATCTGCAGGGGAACTATTGTATTATCTGGGACATTTGTAGCAATAACAGTAACAGTTACATTACCACCCTCTATTACCCTAGTTTTATTTACTTGAAGATCATATCGAGGATCTCTATCGAGGGACGTATCTTTAACAATTACAGATTGCGATACTTCAAGAAGATATGGAATTCCCGGATTAATTGTTAATAGGGCGGTCCTTGTTCCCTGAGTTTTAAAATTCTCAAGTATACCTACTCTTACTTCTCCCGACCATCTTCCTTCTTCTAATTCTAATAGTGTTACATTACCTCTGTTCGTTCCTTCTAGTATGTCCGCAGTCGGAATACCTTGCAAGGTCCAAGGAACAGTTATATTTGAAGTTAATCCGGTTGCGGATATTTGAAAGAAAAGATATACCCCCTCGTCGATAACTGGAGTATTTGAATTAATATAGAATTTAGCTAATTCAGTAATCGGTGTCTTTGAGGTATCTGAAATAGATATAGGAATAAAGGGAGCATCTGCAATATCGGGCAAAGTTAAATAGAAATATTCTACTCCCTCTGTTTTAGTATCTGCATTAACTGTAAATGTTACACTTGCAGTATTGGCAACAACATTAAAGTTTCCTTCTAGTGAAGGAATGCCAATAAAGTCTCCAGAGTCAATATTATCTCCAGCAACAATCCATCTTATTAAGGTTGGTTCATTAATGTAGGTAGTATTTAAAGTGATAGTTACACTATCGCCTTCTTGGACAGAAGTTTTATCGGATACTAAGGAATAGGTGGGATCTGCCATTTTAGAAACCTGGATATCTAAATCTTATTGATCGAGGAGTGGGTATCGAAACTACTACGGCGCTGTGAGTAACATCATTTACAGGACTAAAAATATTCCCCGTGTATGTTACTTCTACATTGGCTCCTATACTCAATCCATGTTTATTTGGGAAATTTACAGTAACCTTTCCTTCTTTTAACGAATATGTTCCTGCTATTTTTCTTGTAGGTAGTCCCGGATCAATATGAGTCTGGTCTGAATAATCGAATCCAGAATCTATAACTTGTATAGATTTTATTCCTCCGTATAAATCTACCCCACTTATTCTTGCCCTGCCATAATTCCCGAAGTTATCTGTTATAGTTACTTCAGTTCCCTTTTCATATCCGATGCTAGGAAATGTTACGTTTATTCTGCTAATAACAGAATATAGCTCTGCCTGTATATTCAATAAATTTGTAGATGATTCTATGCCTGCAAAATTTTTAAAAGTTGTTATTGTTTCTCCCGCAAGAAAATCGCTATCTACACTTTTTTCATCTAATTCTAGTTCAAAATATTCGTATGGTCCCCGGCTAAAAAATAGTACATTTTTAACACTTGCTTTCGCATCTGAAGTTAATCCGACAACTACTGTATCCTTAAAGTCGTAAATGTTTTGTTCTTCATTAATCTTTTTTACTTTTAAGGATACTTGAGTTTTCCATTTTCCATCCGATGCTTTAAGTACGACGGTATACGGATAAAAGAATTCAATAGTTTCTTTAAACAGATATGAGAATAATATTCTATAAGATGTTTCCGTGCCTTTTTTACTATACAATTCTCGTATATTCTTTAAAAACAATCTACTATCTGATATTTCCGAAAAGCTAATGTCGTAGGCGTAGGTCTTAAAAAACTTTTCTACCAATTCTTCAGCTGTTTCGTCGATATCAGAATACTTGTGTAAATTTTCCAAAACTTCTTGAGCTTTATTATCTTGTTCTAGAAACTCATAGTATGCCTTGAGAAAAACTATAAAGTTATCATACTCATCTCGCACAAATCCCGGAAGCTGATCTGGAATTAATTCTGATAGATGATACTTAATTTTAGAAAAAGGATTTTGCGCTCCCTCTCCTCGATAAGTAATATATATTGCGGGTTCATTGGGTTGCCCATAATATGAACCTGTTTCCGGGGAATAAAATTCTCCACGCTGCTCGTAAAAAGTATGTGTTATATACACGCCCTTACCGCCAGCACTTACGTCTGCAGTTATGGCTTCTTCTCGGCTAAGATAAAGCGGATAATACCAGCCTCGTATCCCAGGTGTTGTGCTATCAGTAAGTTTTGACGTGGCAAAAATTTTGAACGCCCCGCGTTTTTCAATTTCTATTAGTGTGGAATAACTCATATTAGTTTACTACATTTACCGTTATACCGGGGTCTCGTTTTAAAAGTATATCCTGGGTACTGTCGTCTATTAATAGTACAATGTCTCTGGTAGCTGCAATATCCAAATCTTGAGATCTTGCATATATTCTAATGTCTGAGGAATTTTCTTGAAATCCCCTAACGTTTAGTTCAGGTATAGTTATGGTTCCTGTGCTATAATTAACTGTTCCTATACCCGATACCAGTACATCATTTGTATAGTAATCTATTAGATTTAATGTGCTTGTTTCATTCTCGGTCAATACATCTTTTAAATATGATAATTTTAAAAAGTTATCTAAATCTAGATAGAAAAATGTTGTAGAATAAATTGATCCCGATACCAGCTTGTTTGCAAATTTTATTGCATTGGCATCATTATAACTATTCCTTGCACCAAGAATCGGAACAATTCTTTTTTGCAATTTAAAGTTAAATGTATTACCTATGATTGATTCATCTATTTCATCTATTAATTTCGTTAACTGAGAATATACAAAGTCTTGATCAAATTTTTGTAATTCCTGATTAAAATAACTTCGAATGGCATTCTCAACAAGCAGTTGTATATCTTGCGTAGTATATTGAGAATTTTTGGGATCGAACCTTACTCGATTTACAAAATTGATGTATAGATAATTTGGATCAACAAATTCAATTGAGGTAGTTATCATTTTCTTATCTGCTAAAACTTTGTTACGTATATCCGATCTGACCAAATCATTAATGATATACCCTTGGAAAGGTTTTAGTGATATGATTACTTTTCCATATACTGGGGGATCGTTATCCTCTCCGCCCCATACTGCAACTGATTCTATTAAAGGAAAATTTGCTTCAATAAGTGCCTTATAATCTTCCGCAGTAACTGCCCTATTAAATGCAGATATAAATCTTGGTGCCTTGAATCTTATCTCATCTATAGTATCCGGTTCATTTCCGCCGGTAGAGTTTGTTATTGCATTAATTATTCCAGAAATTGACCCACCGCCAATTAAATTGTCTAAAGTAAATTGTTGCGTAGTTCCACTTGAAACATTTGTAACAGATCCAGAACTAACTAGATAATCAATTGTTACAATGTTTCTAGGTTGTAATTTTGAACTTAATACTCCATCGCCAAAGTATATTTGATAATATCCCGCAGCATTTTCTTCTAAAAAGTATACCTTTGAGTCTGGGGTTAGCCCAGCCAAATTATCTGCGAATGTGTATGTAAAAGATGTTGGGTCTGTAAATGAGTTTTGTACTCGTACTCTAATTGTAGTAGTATCTATATTCCTATTGGGAATAACATACTTTTCGTCCGGGGTGCCCACATCTACTCTTCTAGAAAATGTTAATGGCTCACCCTCAACAATTTGTACATCCTGAAAAAGATATCTGCCATTAATGGGATTAATTGTTACCGCATCAAGATTGACGAAAGTATATTTTGATGTATTAATTGCAGTATTAAATGCTGTAAATTTTGGTAATGTTAAGGTCGATGGAATATTTGTAGGATTTAATACCTCAAAGGATACTACTGCTCGAGAGCTTCTAAATGAAGTTGGGGTATATCCAAGATGTTTAGCTATTGAGACTGCAGATTCTCTTTTTACTGCAGAATCCAAAAACATTTCATTTGCTGCCATATTTGCGAGATATGCATTATAATGTGTATTGTAAGCTAGTATGTCGAGTAATATTGATAGAGAGGATGCTTCGAAATCGTAATCAGAAAAAACTAGATTATTATCTTTGTCTCTATAATTTGTAAGAAAGATTTTTAGATTTTGTTTTATAGAATCAAAATCCAGTTCTGCTATTCTAAAATTTGACATTTATCTTACTCTGCTTAAAATAGTTGTGATGGTTATAGGAGCATCTATGTTTCTTAATGTGAACTCAATAGTTACTCGTAAATCATTTGTATCTAAAAGATCCTCGACTCTGACATCTATTAACCTAACTCTAGGCTCATATTTTTCTATGGCTTCTGTTATACTTTTTTCTAATGCCAAATCCACCGCAGCACTTTTGTTCTCAAACAAAAGAGAGTATACTTGAGTGCCGATATCTGGTCTAAATTTTCTCTCAAAGTTTCTAGTTTGTATTAAATGCTTTAGTGCAGTTTTAACCGATTCCTCATTAGTTTTTGTATAGATATCCCCGGTGTAGGGATTGGCCCTGAAGGATAAATCTATATCCCTAAATGCTCTATTTGTTTTTATGGTTGCCATCTAAATATTTATTATGCTAGATTGACTAGTTGATTTCGATATTTGAAATCATGATTTACTACGGTTGCTACCGGGATACTTCCTGTTGGTATGGGTCTACCGGAAACCGAGGATACTTCTGAAGATACATGTATCCAAGCAGTCTTAACTCTCCCCAAATCATCTGTTTCATATTCGAGGAGTAGTTGTTTATATGGTATATTTTCTCGTATCCATTCCGCAATATCTACATATTCCTTATTCGAAACCCGGAATTGTAAATCGACGGCACATCCTCGTAGATGATCGCTGGATTCATTTGGCAATCTAGATGTTAAATTTCTAAATCCGCTAGTAATTATTACTGATGGATATTTTTGTCGTATTGGTTCCATCACATTATTTGCAAGATTCTGCAGATTACATACAATCTTTGAAGCAGATAATCCGGCCTGACTCTTAATTGCCCATCCTCCCTCTTTTTCTCCACCAACTAAAAAATTCCCTAACTTATATTTTTTACTTAAAGGCAATGCGTTTGAAAATACTCGTAAATTATTAAATTGAGAACAATCCGCATTGTAATTGGGGTCGGTTGGAACTTGTCTACCATAAGTTGGATAACCATCTGCTCGCCGGTCAGCAATATTTGGGTTTATTTCTCCATTTTCAATCTGTTCTTCAATATACCCCCGCTTTGCTTCAGGATCATCGTCAGAAATAAATGGAGCTTGACCATTCGTATTTCTATCCAAAGGATCAGGTTCAGAGGTCTCCGGGGTTTTAAGTTCTGGGGGTGGCCTTCTTCCTAAGTTGGTCCTGGATTGCAAGGTTGCCGGTTGTGCTTGGGCCATTCTTATATTTAATTGCCCTCCTGCATCTATATTTGTATTAGTTCCAGATGTAATATCAAATTGCTTGCCTGCTTGCAATCTGGTTTCTGTTCCCGACGAAATATTAATTTGCTCCCCTGCCGTATTAAAAATACCTTTGGAAGCAGAATTAATTATAGCACCATCTGTGGCACTAGTAGTTACAGAAGTTCCCTGTATATTAATTGGTCCACCTGATACTAAATCAATACCCGATGTAGATGAGAGTTCAAATTTATCTGCAATAATACCCATCGTTCTTGCAGTTTGTATCGCCATATCTCTATTGCTGGTTATTGTTAAACCTCCTTCAACTTCAAGGTGTGCTTCATCCTTAACAAGAATTCTAGTTTTGCCTTCTATAGTTATAGTTTCGGCACCTTTAACATAAACATAATTATTTTTGTCTATTACCTCATAATTATCCCCAACAACTTTTCTGACCATGGAACCATTTACATCTATTTCCATATGGGTGCCTGCCTTGTGAAAGACATGTATTCTTTCTGCACCCGGTGTACTGTCTAATTCTATAACATGACCTGCTTCTGTTTCTAATACTTGATTATAGGGATAGCATGCACCAAACACTGGCTTTGGTTCATCCCAGATATCAGTAGTCCTTGCCTTGGGTATTTCTGTTTGCCTTAAATTTTCTTTCTTTTCAAAAAGTATATGAGATCTGTCACCTAGTGCAAGTTTGTTTATATCACTCTTTCCCCGATACTCATATTTTGGAAATTCTTTATTTGGATCTTGAAATCCTTCTAGTTTAGCAAACTCAGATATATCCGTCTCAAATTCATAGGGAACATAAGTTCCCCTCTCATCAACTTTTGTAACAACATCTGTTTCTTGTCCGCTAACCGCTTCCGCTCCAACCAAGAAAAACTTCCTTAAAGTTTCATCCCCAGTTTTGCGCCCAAGTTTATCTGCATTACTATATCCCCCGATGTGAGCTGAGGACAGTAATCCCGCAACTACCCCTGGGTCACTATCATTCTTTATTTTCTTTAGCCTTACTAAATTTTTATAGTTGTAGCTTGTCAATTGCACCATGGCATCTTCCTGGGCACTAAACTTGGATAAAAAATCTTCTTTGGAAAATACTGAATTTTTTCCCGGTGCCCAATTTGCTAGGTTATCTAACAAGGCAGGATCATATATTTCTTCTAAATTTCCTGTTGCAGTTTTAGGAGGATACACATAACCCAACATAATTAATTGTTGATACGTAAATTGGTACTTTCCAAATTTGCCCGTATCTGCTTTAGAATAGTCGCCGCCCGATAAAGCATTGCCCAAAGCTTGTATTGTTTTTACAACCCCCGCCTTAGTTAAATTCCCAAAATTTTCTAATGGATCGTTGGAAGGAGTAGTCTTTATAGGCTGGCCTGAACCATCTAAAACTGGATTGCCTTCGCTATCCTTTAAAACATCAGGATCATTTTCTACAGCTTCTTCAAAAGCTGCTCTTTCCGCTAATGGGCTGGCACCCGGTTTTCCTGCCAAAGTACCTAGTATTACGGGTTTTTGATAAGATGTTCCATCCAAGAAGAATCCCATAACCCATGTGCCGGGAACTATCCCCACCGGAGTACTGCCAACTCCTGAAATTGCTGCAGAAGTTACTGATTGTAAAGGTATTGCCCAAGGTAAATCTGAGGTAGGTAAAGCAACAATATCTTCAGTGTGAACGCCGAAGATGCGCACTTGACAGCGACCGAGTAGCTGAGGATCATTTCTATTTTCAACAACACCCGTCCAAAAAGATAAATTATTTTCCATGATTAAGTTTCTGTATTAGATAAGGAATCCTTGGTCACATTCATAGTTATAAAATGTGTTATTGGATTAAATTTATGATTAATAGATGTTATAAGATATTTACCTGAGTACATAGGATCTCTTGCATTGGTATTAGTATCTTCAGGAGAGTTGGGGAATCCCCTAGGTAAAATTAAATCTATTACGGAACCTGCTTCTAAATCTGTTCTTCCAGGAATTACTAATTTAATTATCAGATTGTTTAATCTCATAATATTAGATCTTCTATTACCGTAAATGAACTTAAAAGATTCACTATAGTTATTTGTAAACCCTGTGAACATATCCGGCAAACTATAATTTACCATCCTATGAACTAGTGGATTTCTTGAAGTATTTGTACTATGCAGGGGTATAGCATTATCGGTTTCTAGATGATTATACCTTCCAAAATTGTTGGTATAATCATAATCATAGTTATCATATCTTTTGTTTATTAGATCCACAGTAGTTAATCTACTAGAAAGGAACCCCTCCATTTTGTTTTGTAGCTGATCATATAATCTTTTAAAACTTATATCTCGAACGGCCATCATCTTAGATTGTATAGATGCATCAGAATTCATCATTGCTGCAGAATAATAATATGTGCCAGCATTAACTTCATCCTTGATGGAAATAATATCTTCGATAGTACCGAAGTAAAATGATTTGTTAGATTCCCAGAATAAAAAATCGGCAGCTTTTTCCCCATATGGTTCAGCATGAGCACATAACCAATTTATACATTGTACGGGAGTCCATCCGGGACTAACAAATTTAATAAGATTTGTTGATACACTAAACAGAAATAGAGGGGTATACGAAGAATCTGTTGTAATATTTTTATTTAATCCGTCAACATTTCTGGGCACTCTTAGATATTCCTCAAAAATTTGACCTACTATTTCCGAGGGAGTTCCTTCAAATGATCTATATATAGGATTACTAATATCTCGAAATAATTCTACAGATGTAAATTGTACAGTATATACTTGTGTTGCTCCATCCGTAGCATAATTTTTCTCAACAATAGAATATAATCTAAATGCTTTTTCTATAGATACTCCTGAGCTTGGGGTAGTTGCTTCAAAAAATAATATTTCTTCTCCTAACAAAGGAAAACTTTGGATTAGATTTCTACTATCTCCTAGGGTCATACTTCCCGTGAGGGCTGGACTAAAGATGCTTTCGTACAAATTTAACTCTATTAGATAATCTAATATATCTAAAGAAGTCCCGTCCTCTTTGGCCAGAATAAGTTTTTTTATCCTTACATCGCCAGGAGTTTGTAAAATTTCTTCACTCATGCAACAATCAGTTTCTTATATTCTGAAATTATGTCTGGAACAACTGAGGCTTTTAGTATTCTAATATTCCTATAAGATTCATTATCCTCCACCTCAACTTCGAAATTACTTTCGAAGTCATCTATAATATCTGATTCGGCATATGATATAGGTTCTTTAGTTTCATTTTCATCTGAGGTTTCGTAACATAACCTTACAGGATTTTTATGGGTAGAATCTTCAGTTAAAAGGAAAAAGGTATTGACAACATATCCTTTTTTATCCTTCGCCCTATTGGGGGAGTAAACGCTTTGTTTCTCGCCGTATATATTCTCAACTTGCCTATACATCTGTTCGCCGGTTAATGGCCATTGGAATCTAGGATTAATTATGTCATTGACCATCAGTATTAGCCAATGCAATCTTTGTGTTCCATAGAATCTATATGACACATCCTCCGGTGTCTCGCCATCGTAAATTTCATATTCTTCAAAAAATGCACTATTAACTCTAAATTCTTTAGATAAAACTACTCTCCTAAGAATATCGGTTATAATTTGAATACTCTTACCATTATCTAGCGAGTATGCAACTTGAGGAAAATCGTCGAAAAATAAATTAGATGCCATTAGAATTGTTGCCTTACTATTCGTTTAGAATCCAGCTGCTCGAGTTCTCTAAAAGTTAAGGTCATACTTATCTGCGTCGGCGCACCATTTTCGAAGGTTGAAAATTGATCGCCGCCATAATCCACCTGCATATCTGTCAATGCGCACGTCGATATTTTATGCAGGTATGGATTCTCTTTTGTTTTATACATATACCGTATTTCAAACTCCGAAGGATAGATATGAAAAAATTTATTCTCAGATAGCTCCGGATGCATATGTCGTTTAAATAAATCTATAATATTTCTTACGTCTTTACTTTCTTTTTCGCTCCGTGGGAAAAAGTTATATCTAAAATTAAATGTTCTATAATCTACAGATTCAAACATCACTTGCCTGAAAGGATTTGTTCTAGTCGCCGTTGTTAATTCTCTAATATCTGCTAAGGTGCTACTACCGATAATACCCGGCAACTTAATAAGCTCCGCAATTGCCCTTGCGAATCCTTCTCCCATAAATTCTTTAGCTTTAGAAGCATCCGTTGCCGATCCTTGTACTATTGCTCCGGTTAAAACTCCCAAATCTTTTGTATTATAATTTACCGCATATCTAACTGAGGGTTTTTCCTCCATATGCAGAGTTATAACTTCCTTCAATCTTACCGTTGTTCCTGATTCAAATAAAGCCTTGCCTACAGCAGTACCTTTAAATTTTTCTCCTGTTTCCTCTGCTATTTTATCTACAACTACTTTAGTTGCAGCTGCGGCAATGACCCTTGTCCCAGATATTCCGGAAATACCATCTTTTAGCAAAACTGCTAAACCTGCAAGAGATCCCAAATTGTTTCCTATCATACCCAATGCCTTACCGTCAGTTAAATTTAGATTATTACCGGCAGATCTATAATTGCGCCTAATATCGGTTTCACTTCCTCTGGTTATTAATTCTGGGGGTCTTAGTCCTTCTTGATTTTCTACAGCTCCGGCGAGGCCCCGAACAACCTCACTTTTTTCCCTGGCCAAGATATAAAAAGCAACGTAATGCTGAGTATCGGGATCTTCCCGCAGATTTTCGGGATATTCAAATGTTCCTACATTATATCCTTGCGCTTCATCCTGATTCATGTAGCGTCCGGAAAATCTCTGTCTTCTTTCGTCTACGACGTCTCTGGTAGGTACTTTAAGTGAATTTGCCATCTTTTTAGGTATAAATATTGTGGACTCAATATATTTATAACTAATTATGTATACCAAAACCTATAAGGGAAGATTTCGAGCGACAAATCCCAAAAAATACAGAGGAGATATATCTAACATAGTATATCGCTCCCTTTGGGAATTACGCTTTATGAAATGGTGCGATACCGAAACTTCCGTGGAGGAATGGGGATCTGAGATTGTGGTCGTACCATATATCTCACCCGTTGATAGAAAAGTTCATAGATACTTTGTAGATTTTTATATTAAAGTTCGAGATAAACATGGAATGTTACAAAAATATTTGGTTGAAATAAAACCGGAGAGATTTACTAAACCTCCGGAAATACCAAAGAAGAAAACAAAGGCATTTATTGACGAAGTGTTTCAATATGGGGTAAATGATGCTAAATGGAAAGCGGCATTTGAGTATTGTCAGGATAGGAATATGAAGTTCGTAATTTTAACAGAAAAGGATCTGGGAATTAAAAATGCCTACTGATATTTTTAGAACCATAAGTATGAAGGCTGGCGATGCCGACAAATCGTATCAGTGGTATAGGAGCCAAATAAATTCATTGGGAAGAATCCAAAGTAGTGCGCTATTTAGGCAGAAAAAACTTACCTCAACTGTTATGCCGGGAAGCATGTACTTGTTTGCGTATGATCCAAAGCACAAGGATACACTTCCATATTACGACACTCTACCCTTAGTACTTCCCTTTAGAAAAATGCCAAATGGCTTTTTAGGTATAAACCTGCACTACTTACCTTACTTGGCTCGGTTCAGGCTGCTGGGAGAATTGAGTAAATTGGTAACAGATACCTCAGTAAATGAAACAGCAAGGATTAAAATATCTTGGCAGATATTAGAAGGCTCTAGTAAGTTACTTGCAGCAACTGCTTGTGTAAAGCATTACTTAAATAATCATTTAAAGACGGGATTTTTAAAAATAGAATTTAATGACTGGGTAACTGCTTCTATGTTGCCTATTGAAAGATTCCAAAAAGATTCCAAACAAGATGTTTGGAAAGAAACTCAGAAAAAATACGGATCGAGATTCTAATGGCAAATTTTTCGCTAGATAGATTTAAGGCAGAAGTATCCCGGAGAGGTCTTGCTAGAACAAATAGATTTGAGATAGAAATGCCTATTCCCAGATCTCTTGTAGGTTACTACTTCTCAAGGGATATACAAATAGTAAACTTGTTTTGCGAACAAGCAAGTTTCCCCCCACAGATTATCGGTGTGCGTCCTCAAAGAATATATGGTCCCCTATATCAAAGGCCATTTGGTGTAGAATACGGAGGAGAAGGAATACCTATGACATTCCTTGTAGATAGACAAATGGATGTCAAAGCTTTTTTTGATTCTTGGATAAGTAAGGTTGTAGATCCTTTTCAGTTTTTTGTTTACTATCAACGAGAGTATTCCGTAGATATACGAGTACATCAGTTGGATGATAATGATAACATAATGTATTCTGTAGAAATACAAGATGCATTTCCTCGTAGTGTAACAATAATGGATTTAAATAATACTACTCAGAATCAATTCCATAGAATAAATGTGAATTTTGCTTATAGAAAATGGTCGCCCGCCCATATTAAAACTAATCGAGTTCGATATCCTAGAGTATTTAATAGAGATGATAGAATAACCGACAGATCAGATGCAAATAAATCTATCATGCCTGTTATACCTCAAAAGGCTCTTGAGATGGTTCCTTCCGTAGATAGATCAGGAAAGGTGGCGGTTATATTTAACGAGGGGCATATATCTTATGAAACAGAAACATTTACCCTGTTACCATCAACTACGGGTCGGCGTGAGGCAGATTCCCCCACTGCAGCACAAAACCCTTTCGTAACCGCAATCAATTAATTATTTTGGAGATATTATGTCCTTACCTAAATTAGAAACACCCACCTATGAATTGATTTTGCCCTCAACTGGCGAAAAAGTAAAATACCGACCTTTCCTAGTTAAAGAATATAAAATTTTATTAACGGCATTAGAATCAGATGCCGAGGAAATCTATCGTATAGTTACAGAACTTATAGATGTTTGTACGTTTAAAACTCTAAAAACTTCAAGGTTGCCTAGCTTCGATATAGAATACATCTTTTTAAATATACGGGCGAAGTCCATAGGTGAAAATACTACCACAATTATTACCTGCAAAAACTGTCAAAATAAAATAGAACACGTTGTAGATATAACTAAAGCAAAGGTTCATAAAAACAACGAGCATACAAATAAGATCAAGATAAATGATTCTATAACATTGGAGATGAGATACCCGAATTTTAAAGAAGTATTGGATATTTTTGAAGATGCGAATTCTGATAAAATTGTAGAATTAGTTTGTTCGTGTATAGATACAATATATACCGAAAACGAATATTATAAACTTGAGGATCACACCAAGGAAGAGATTGACGAATTTGTAAATTCATTTTCCAAAGCACAGTTTGACAAGTTAGAAAATTTCTTCATAACGATGCCAAAATTAAAACAAGATATACGTGCAGTATGTTCTAATTGTAATACCGAGAATAATATTGTTGTGGAGGGCCTGCAAAATTTTTTCGGCTAACTCTTTCCCATGAGTCCCTCGTAAATTATTTTCAGTTAAATTTTTCACTTATGCAACACCATAGTTATTCATTAGCTGAAATAGAAAGTATGATACCTTGGGAAAGAGAGATATACGTAACAATGTTAATAAATCATTTACAAGAAGAAAAAAATAAAATAGCACAAAAGAAATTAAAGGAACAGTAAATGGCAAATTTACCTTCAATCACCGATAGAGAAGTTCTAACTTCTTTAAGAAATCAAGAAAATCTTTTAGATAACATAGCGAAAGCTTTGACTAGGAGAGATGAAGGTCTTACCAAAAGAGAAACCGAAACTAGAAAAGATAAACGTACCATAGACGACCAACAAGAAAAATCTACGATAAAAAAGATACTTGAGTCGTTCACCAGAATGGGCAATACTAGGATGAATGCCCAAGAGATACAATTTAAGACTTTTGAAGAAACCAAGTTAACAAAAAATATAGCACAAAAGACAGGACTCGATATTGAATTTATTCGAAAGTCCTATGAAGAAGGACAGAAGAAAAAAGATCGGGAAATGTTAGCGCAAGCAATTGCTGGCGCAATTGGCAGCGCGACAGGAGGGGCAGGAGTAAAAGGAATGTTAGGTGCCGGATTATTTGGTGCCGGCATTGCTGCATTATTAGGTGGGTTAAAAACTGTGGTAACAACTATAGGAAAAACATTGTATTCCTTACTTAGCCCAGTGTTTTCTGCAGTAATACGAGCCATGTTTACTATTGCAAGAGGTATAGGCGGGGGAGTATTAGGAAAAATGGGAGGTGCATTGGGCGCAGCAGGGGCGGCGATGTTGAACCCATATGTTGCCGCGGCGGTTGCGGGTGGTACGATTGGGACATTTGGAACAGATTATATTATGGATGCAATAGAAGAAAGAGAAAATAAGAAGGCACTATTGCGTGCTGGTACAGGCTTCGCCGGAAGAAGTATGCAACAGAATGAAGAAATGTTAACAAATTTGGATATGGCCGAAACCAAAGGTAGATATAGAAAAGCAGTTGAATTGAACCTAATAAATAAGGAAACTCAAGACAACGTATCCAAAGCTTCGGATCCAATGGTTATGATTTCAGAAATGAATAAAGCTCTCCAAGCTGCCGAAAAGGATATACAAAACTCCCAATGGTCTGGAGCTAAACGAATTCAAAAAGCCGGCGAAGATGCAAAAATGGAACTATTTGACAAATATTATGAAGCAAGGCAACAGGAATTAATCGAACAAGCTGAGATGGAAAAATCGAAATTAGAAATGGGTGATTTTGCGAAAAATCTACAAGAGGGTGGTGATGAATTGGACGGAGCATTAAAAGATTTTATGGGAATTGCGAAAGAAAAGGTAGATATAGTCGGCAAAAAAATTAAAGATAGTCTTTTCGGGCTAGGTAGTATTAAGGATGCAGAAGGTAAAGAAATGTTTAATGTGTTTGAGGGTATGGGCGGATTATTGCAAGGAATATATGATTCCGCGATGAGAGAATATCAGGATTTAACTTCGGGCGGGTCGGGAAGCCCTGGAAATATGAATACCCAAGTTAATACTACCAATGTATTGGGAGGACAGCAAACTCCTATGGTTTTCCCGAATGCAAATTCTATAGATACTAATCCCTCTGTTGGGGCATATCTTAGAAAGAATGGTGTTATTAGATATTAATAAAAATCCCCGCTTGCGCGGGGATTAATTTTAGTCGTCGTTTGCTAATTTAGCAAAATAACTTAGACTCTCATCATCATCATCTAAATCAATATCTTTTGCTGGTGGCTTCTCGGTAGGCTTTTTGGCTACCGCTCCTTGCTTAGCTTCAGTAAAATCATATTCTTCTTCCAATTCGACTTCTTCAGCTTTCTTGGTTGAGGACATAGAACCACTGAGTCCCATGACCATATCGAATTTTTTCTTGAGATCATCATAGGATTTAAAGTTCTTAGTATCAAGAAATTCTAATAAAGCATGTTGGCTGTTCCAGATAGCTTCAATTTCTTCATCGCTCTCTGCAACTGGTGCTGGAGAATCAAACTCGGATTTGTCGTAATTGCGATAACCCTCAACATTACGAATCTTTAGTTTGAAGTTTGCTCCTGTCCAAAAGTCAAATACATTGACTGGCTTTTCGTCCTCAAATTGTGGCTCGGCCATATCTTTGATCTTATCAAAGATTTTCTTACCAAATTTATAGAGGAATACTTTGCCTTCATTCTCGGGATGAGCAGGATCCTTAACTACAAGGATATTTGAGTAATAAGTCAGCTTGCGCTTTTGCTTGCGAGCCTGTTCCTTATTTGCTTCTGAACCTGAATTCCAAAGCTCAGTATTATATTCGGATACAGGATCATTTTTACCAACGGTTGTGAGAGAATTCTCAATATACCATTTTCCTGTTGGGCCCTGAAACCCATGGTTCCAAACTCGCTGGAATGGAATTTCCTCTCCCTTAGATGGAGGGAGGAATCGAATAACAGCATAACCATTTCCGGCCTTGTCTACTTCTGGTTGCCAGAAACGCTCATCTGCGCCTCGTGATTCTGTTTGGGGATTTGCGATCTTTTCGACCTCTTTCATAAGAGAATCAAAACCGCCTCGGGATTTGCGAAGATCTGCTAATGATGTAAATGCCATCGTATTTCCTTTCGTATAAATATCGTATTTAATGTATTGCGTCGTATTAGCGTTGTTTGTTTTTTCCCACATACGCATAATCTAAATCATAATCTAAATCATCATCCTCAACAATTCTTTTAGATGATGCTATATTATATATTACTTTTTTGTGCTTGTCTACAAAATTTTTAGTAGATTTGACCTTATGTATTTTCTTCTCTCTGTCCAGAGAATCATTTCTTCTTTTGCTACTCATTTTACAAATTTATCTCCTATAAAGATTCGCCATCCTCTCGATTTGGCGCATCGAGAGGTACTGCAATGTATGGCCATTGCGAAATTCTTTTAGTTACTTGCGCTTGATTATGTGCCAATTTAATTAAGTATGTCTGGCACTCTTTGATCGTCTGTGCATGGGACGTAAGTGCGTCTTTTATAAAATCCATTTCTTTTTCAAGATTTTGGATCTTTTGAAGAGTCACGTCCAATTCTTCGTCTAAGTATGCCATCGAACTTTTCCTTGTTAAATTTTAAAAACGGTTTATACTTATGTATTAATCTAGATATATCGGGCCAAAGAATATTGTCAGATATCTCACTATCAAATTTATCCAAGAATGGATATAACGAATTCAAAATTAATACTGTTTCCAAACTAATGCTTTTTCTCAAATAAGACTTTATTATATATGGATGCTGACCATTTAAGACTGTGAATGCATAATCAAAATCTTTTCCCTTTTCCTCGAGTTCTAGTAATAAGTTATCTAGTTCTGAGGAAAATATATAGGATAAACTCTCCATTTTCTTTTTCCAATGGGTATAAGTTTCACCTGCCTCAGAATCAAACACACCGCCCCATCTATCTCCGGATACGAAGTTTGCAACTAGAAAATTAGCAACTTCTTCATCCGAGTATGTCTTTGAAACTTTCTTAATTGAATATAGATCCTTCCTTTTCGCAAATGCCTGTCGACTAGCCCTGACTTTTCCCTTTTGCTTAATTACATCATACTTATCTGTAGTAAAATGAAGTTTAAGGGCAAGATACATCTTATATACTGAAAACTCATCCATTGTTATCACAGGGGTAACTTTCCTCGTCTTTTAATATAATTAAATTCTTCAGCTTCAGTCCTAATTCTTTCTTTTAACGAACTATTAATTAGTTTTGAAATTGTCTCAACATCTATATCTACCTCTGCACAATAACTAATTATCGCATCCATATATCCTATTTTTTCATTAATAACTTTTTGTTCTATGTATAAAGAAAATTCATTAGGAGATCGAAATTTTTTAGTTATTACCAACGTATCATTTAAATCCTTAAAATCCTCTTCACTCATTCTGACTCCTGAAATAGTACATCATCCATAAACTTATTAAACACCTTACCATCGACTCCAAAATTAACCATCATTGCTGGAGTATGAGGATTTCTCTTCTGATTGTAGCAATACCAATTATGTTGCTCTCGATAATCCTTACCATCAGAGTACTTACCTACATTATAAAGGTAATGATCTAGATTGTCTATAGATGTATCTATTAATTGATTAATCTCTTCTTGAGTCTGTATATTGCCCGCAGCTAACATCTGTGGGCTAAAGATTGCCTTCGCCCAATCAGGGAGATCCCTCGGTTTATTCCAAGTTAGTTTCTCCATCTTAAATTGATACCAGTCATATAGATCAGATCTACCTATATGGGAAAAATCATGGAATGCCCCTGTTATCTTATTCTTACCGCAAACAACATCGAAACCAAATATTGGATCGGGACAGGTGTAATGAGGAAAGATGCACATATGCATCACCCACATCTTTTTCGTTTTAGTCGCATCGACTATTTCAATATGGGCCCTGCGATACTTAGGAGATTCCCATACATAGTTTTTCCAAGTAAAATCTAGATCATCGATATGATATTCTTCTTCTACGGGTACTTGAAATTTTTTGTCGAATTTTTGAATGATGCGTTCAGACATGGCCTGAACTTGTGGCCACACTTCAATCATATTCTTTGAGTATTTTAATGTTGTAGTCAAACGCTTTATTAGCTTCATCTGCAAGGCTTATCCCGCACTTTGCTCGGAACACTTTAATTAGTTCCGGTATGTTATCAAATTTATACATGTTATTGGGACCAGGCAACAACTTTGCTAACTGTTGTCCGCCGAACAGATCGCCCATATGCCTAACGTATATATGTGCGAGTAATTTGGGTCCATCATCTGCTATGGTATACAGATAGTCTACGTATTCTTGTGTACTTTGTTTTACTACCGGATAAGGAGGGTCACCCATCAATTCTGTATAATCCTGTTCAATTGCGCTACTTCTTTTAATGGACTCCATACCTGTGAAGATAAGTTTTTTATCGCCTAATTCTTCTAATACCCTATAAATGTAGAGCAATTGATATAGGTAATCTACATATTTAAAGTAATCAACTTCACCTGCAAATATTGATTTTAGAAAAGATTGTGCTTCCGCTTCTTTATGTTTCTCTGCTGTTAATTCTTTTAGTGTACTCATAATATTATACTTATCGTTTGTAGTCAGAAGAAAGTCCAATGTATGGTCGTCTATCATACTTATAATCCCTATACTTACCAAATTTATTTACATAATGAAGAAATGCCTGAGTTTGCCTCTTGCCATCATATGGATTTCTCCAGTGCTCCAAAATATCACCTTTATAAATTAAGGCATCCCCAGGTTCTAACCATATTGGAAATTCTTTACCTTCAGTAGATTTAAACCAGATATCCCATGGTCCAAATTCCTCATCATTCGATATACAAACCGTAGTTGAAAATTCGCAACTTGGCCTGTCAGTATGTCTTGCCATTTCTGCACCATTATAATATATTCTCGCATATGTATAGGTAGGATATAATTTTAACCCGGTAACTTCTTCCATTGTAGGTTTCAATGTTTGTGCCAAGGTTTCAAAACAAAGTGCAGAGTAATAGGAAAAACTATTTGTTATTTGATCATCGTTAAGTCGATGAGCATTCTCAGGTGTATCGGGAATTTTATTAGTAATAAACATCACTTTCCGAAGTAGTTCAAATTCAATATCTAGATGATTAAGTACATCCGGATTAACCGCGCCTTTTACAACTTCGTATAAATTATCTTTAAAAGCCATACGTGTCCTCATATAAAAGCCTGGTTCATTTGGGAACAAGGATGAACCAGGAAGACCCCGTCAGGTTTAAGCAGCTAGCTTAAGATCCTGAGTGAAATAATCGTCATTTGCGACTATTGATTTGCTTGATTTACGGTCATCGCCTACCGGATCGTCCATCTCACTACTACTTGCCCTGTCGAATTCCAGTACAGGCCCATCATAAGTCAACTTCGTCCTGCAGTACGTTCTCTATCTGAGTGTGGCACGGTCTGCAAATTGACTTATGGTGGACCTGGCGGGAGTCGAACCCGCGTCCAGAACATCTTTCGATCAACTTCATACGATCATATGATTTTTACTGATACAAAGTTATTACCAAGTTCACTGATAAAGATATCTGCCTTTTCTTTTGTCTTAAAAATTTTAAACAACGAAATTGCAGGAAATTCTTTTTCTACAAAATTTACTTTAAACATCTTTATTCCTTTAACTATAATTATTTATTTTAATATCAAGAACTTCGTTTGTCTATAATTTGTTCTACCTCAATATCTTCTTTTTTGATAAAGGCATATAAAGTATCCTCATTTTCAAATAATATAGAATTTAATCCCATGCTATTCTTATATCTGAAAAGTAATTCAAACACATTAGGTTCCTTTTCTTGGTGCCGTATTTTCCTCATCTAAGTATGGTTTCATGTTCTCTCCCATAGCAACTACACAGTACATATCACTTATTTTTTCTGCTACAGTAAATGAACCAGTTTTGGGGTTCAAAAATATAACTAAAGCTGTCGGTGTTAGTAACCCATTACCGAGGTCTCTTTTAGAAAGTGCAGTGATGAATGGTTCTTCGTCAAAACTAACAATTGCTTCAACAAACTCTTTCTCGTCTGCACAAACGATGGGTACGCTTCCCTGAATATTTTTTGCACTAATTGAAGCAGTAATCATTAACAAAAAGGCTGCTAGATATTTTTCCATCGCCGGTATTCCTCTCTTAGATTTTTAAATCCTTTTATCCAGGTATCTCGTTTTTCTATAAAAATGAGAGGGCTCTCGTCCTCGACTGCCATTAGTATCGCAATTTGCGGTACCGGGATGCCTGTGCGTTCTTCGAACGCAACTGCGTATGCTGAACATTGCATGAAGTAATCATGAATATCATCCCTTTGCTTTTGGCGTCGAGAGGTCTTAAAGTCTATGACGGATATTTTACCATCATACTCGGCAATGCAATCTACGGTTCCTGCTACTTCTAAATGATCAGAATAAAGTTGCGCTTCTAGTGCATATATGTTATTTATGCCGTCAAGTTCACCTTTGAATGAATCCCACATGTCTTTATCAAAGTAACCTGGGTCGACTTGGTTATTGGACAAATACTTTTCGCATAAACCATGTATTCGGGTTCCTCGGTTCGCCGCTTTTCTTGAGATTTCATTTGCAGCTTGTTCTCCGATAGATTTTCTCCATGCGACGATTGCTTGTTTTTTAAGTAGTCCTGTGACAGTTGTGACCGATGGATATGCTCTACCCGACGGCGTTTCGTAAACTCGAGAACCGTCAGGAGAGGTAATTCGTGTAAGTTTGGGAAATTCACAGGGCATATGATTAAACACTAATACATTTACTAAAATCTGGAGGAGTCCATCCCTCGGGCTTCAGCACCTTTCCATCATCTCGTTTTAAAACCTTTTTGGTTTCTTTATCAATTTTTCTTAGATTACTAAGAGATCCTTCATCCCAGATTTTATTACAATCCCATCCCCGGGATAGCATGTATCCAACAATAACCCAGATCATATCAAAGCATGCATCTGCAGTTTCTACATCATCATTGTCTAACCTTGCTTCAGTAAACTCGTTATACTCTTCATTAATAAGTCGATGATATAATATTGCTTGTTCGGGATTATTTTCTATGGTTGTTTGGCCTGCTGCATTCATAAAGATTTGTACATCAGTAAATACTTTAGACATTATCCACCTTTCAATTGTCGAATAACCTGTTCAATTTCACCCCGGATGCCCTCGCAAGTAGAGGGTATCCAAGGTAGTATTCTATTTAATAATCTCACAACATCTGTAGGGTTCATAAATTAAAAATAACTCCTATCATTATCCCCACTATAGGTATGAGCAGTAGACTCATACCAAAACAAACACTAAGCAATAAGACCAGGTTTATAAACTGTCTTACCATTTTCTTTCATCGCTGTCATTACCTGTTTCTTGTTATCGCCTTCAACATAAGACACGTGTACCCAACCCGAATCTGGAACACCTGGGGTATAAAACTCAAGAATCAATTGGCGGAATTCTAAATTTTCAGAAATCCATTGTGCAAGCTCCGCATTTGCTACGCCCGGAATCTCAATATCTGCAGCTTGACCTCTACAATGATCTGATGTCCTAGAGCCACCTACCGCAGCATTAACATCTGGATGCCTAAATCCAGAATTAACTTTAACACCGCGTCCATATGCGTCTCTAATAGGTTGTAATACATTTTCCGCAAGCTTACGAAGATTTTCAATTTCTTCTTCGCCCGGGGTGTTATCTAAACCCTGCCTTAGCGCAGTTTCACTCTTTGTCATTTCTGACAGACTAAAATTTTCTGTTAATTTCATCTTTTCTCCTATGTTTCTATATGATTCAATTCTGCAGTAAACCAAATTGGCATCGTATATCTTTTACCCACCACGGTAGTAACTCCATGATTATATTCGCGCCCTGAAGGATAAAATACAAATTTACCTTTCTGAGGAATAACAAATTTTGGACCATGATCTGGAAAGAATGTATTGCCTCCCTGATAATCGTCGTTTAGATAAAGTACCCCAGAATACTTTCTCCAAGAACAATAGTTCGGATTTCCCTCCGGATCACAATTATCAGCATGTACTAGCATACCCGAACCTTCGTCCCAAAAGACTAAATCTGTGTAATCTGGATATACTTTTTTCTTGAAGTACTCCTGCACTTTAATAGTTGCCTCATATCTAAACATATTAACTATTTGTTTAATCCTTGGGTTACTGATGTGCTCATAGTTTATTTGTTTTCCGTCAAAGAAACTCTGGGCTCCATTTGTCGGCATCTTAGGTGCAGTTTTAAACCATAAAACTACCTCATCGCATAAATGCGCCGGTATTAAATTTTCAATTTCAAATATTTGACTTTCTTCTACAAACTGCGTTTTCTCTGGTTCCGGAACCGTAGACGGTATTTTATAATGCACATCAGTAACTTCCATTTTCTAACTCCTATTCATATTCTGTCTCATACTTGAGACGAGCCAATATATATTCCTTAACTAAAGAGGATCTAACAATATCATCAACACCAAATTCAAATGTCTTGACAGATGGCATCATATCTGCGATTGCCATAAACTTCTTAAGACCAGACATATCTGTTTTTCTATATAGATCCGTCTGCCTAAAATCGCCGCAAAATAAAATTTTAGATCCTTCGCCTACCCTAGTAATAATCGAATTTAATTCCATGTCCGTCATATTCTGACATTCATCTACAATGATTATAGATTTTTCTAAGGTTATACCTCGTATAAATGAGGTTATCATAAATTCTACAGCTTTTTGCTCAACCAATCTTTGATATGCATCTGATCTATCAAATAAATCTTCGCAAATTGAAACATATGGTTGAGTATATACTTCTGTTTTTTCCTTTTCGTCTCCCGGCAAATGTCCTATTTCCCTGCTTGGTACAGCAGACCTAACGATTACTACTTTATTATACGGATTACTTTTTTCTAAAACTTCTTCTAAGGCATGGTAGAGTGCTATGTATGTTTTTCCTGTACCCGCAACTCCATGTAATAACATTACCTTGGAATCATTATACGCTTCGAAAAACCCCCTTTGATTTTCTGTTAATGGCTCAATTGTCTTCATGTCATCTAATCTTATTTTCAACTTATGCGATACTACGAGCTGAGGTTGATTAGATTGTTGCAATTGCGTATTAGTTTTGTGTCTTGCCATATTGCCCTCGTTAGGTGAAGTTATGGAGGACTACCATCCTCCTTATTCTTGAGTTTGAGAATAAACTTCATTTAGCGCCTGCTCAGTTTCGATGCCAAATTCCCATAGGGATTTGCCGCATGAATTTTGGAAAGGACTTCTTTGAATCCGCCATCTGTGGTAGTAATACCAAGGCGTACAGGGTCGCCAAGGGCGCCTGCACCTTCGGGTGTGAAATGACGTTCTAAGTGGGGATTATTAATTTTGAAATCGTCGTAGTCTCGCATCTTCACTTCATGCTCTTCGATTTCGTTTGTTTTCGTATTTAAAAATGTATATGTAGGCATCAATTAATTCCTATTTTATTATATATTACTCGGGACCAAGTACCATTCAGGAATTTGTCGTTTTTTCCATGATGCAAGGTGATTCTTAGCAAAAATGTAGTAATTCTTATAGGACTGTATAGAATCATTTTTCACCTTATACACATCTGGCATTGCCGGTGTTGGTTCGGTAAAATAACCTTCGGGTATATTAACAGGCCAAGGATAAAGTACACTCATATACTTCTCGCAAGAATGGTGCTTACCATAACGATGAGTATATTCTTGCATTAAGTATTGCCAAAGCTGATTTAGCCAGATGTAATTTTGTTTACTTTGCCGAAGCCATATGCCCGACGGATGATTAACATGGGATGCTTTCATTAGTCCACTCTCATATCTTTCATCCTCCATTTTCCATCGTTTAATCTTTCGACCATTTGCAGTTAACGCATAATATTCTTTTCCATCTAATACTCGATGGGCAGTGGACATTAATTGAGCATATTCAATAATCATCTTAACCACATGCTTGTCATTGTGCATCTGTGCGCAGGTGCGTGGATCATTATGTAAATAAAAAATATTCATAGTGCAACAGTTTCAATGGATTTAAGAATTTTTTCGATTGTTTGTTTTGTATTAAAAGAAAACAGATTTGAGTATTTGGCTTCATATAATGCCTGCATTACTTCTACAGGTTCTATATCTAAAAGATCCTTTTCCGTAACTTTTATCTCATTGGGACCGAAACAATTTAATGCTGCCAAAGTAATAAATATTTCCTCCTCAGTATAGAGAGGAATTTTTAGGCCCCGCAGGGACTTTGTAGGGAAATGGTAGAGTGTTGCGCTCATACATTATATATTAAAGATCCTTTCTCATTTCATTAAATTCCTCGTCGGTCATAATACTGTTATGAATAGCTAAGAATCCTGCACATTGCGCTTGTGCATATGCTTCGGGTCCGAATCCAAAAATATCATATAGAATGCCCCGATAAGATCTGGGGTTTTTAATTTCCCCCTCGAACAATCTACGAGATACGCAACAAAATGCCTTTATCTGATCTTCCTTGGACAAAGAAGACCAAAATTTCTCTTGATCTTCTTCAATCTTTTTCATGGCAGAGTTAAATGCTTCTGAAAATTCTTTTGCTTCATCTTCGGTCATTTTATCTTATCCAATCTATCTGCATCAATCTTGTCTTCTCGCATTTCTAGGAACACGGGAAGAAATAATGCCCACCCGTTATTACCCTTATCCTGTATTTTACTATTATATTTGACAGAGACAATTTTTCCTATAGTATTTCCCGGTGTGAACATATCCCGGTGTTCATCTGTAAATCCTGTACCTACATTTGTGCGAAGTTTGCCGCAAGCGGATTCTAGCACAAGTGCACCCATCCGACCTTTATTCTTACCCGTGCCTTCTTCCCAGTCTACACAGATTAGATCACAATCAAGTTCACCCTTAAACTTAATTTGACTCTTCGAGCGTTTACCTTCCCATGGGGTATTAAAATCTTTAAGGATAGTTCCTTCTTCGCCTTTTAATAGGAAATGCTCGAATACTTTTTGGGCTTCTGCAATATTTTCTACTTTGCGAGACCATACCAAATCAAAATAATGTCCTAGATGTCGATGGATACCTTTAACATGGGATATAGCATTACTTAATTTGGCAAACCGATGCCTATAGATTTCATCTTCTTTACCTGCGTCAAATCCGTCTATACTAATAGCATCCCAGAGGGTTGCTCGAACATCAACTGCCTCTTCCTCGGACATGGTACCTTTAATGGACTTGGATAAAATGCCATTGCCCGTTTGTCGGTTAACAGGCTTGCCCGATTCGTTAACAACAAGTAACTCGCCGTCGAATACCATGTCAACGCCATAGTGATTACGCAGTTGAACAAATGCCGCGGCAAAACTAGGATTCGGAATACCTAATTCTTTGCCGTTACGAGATCGAAATTCGACTTCTTTTCCTTTAACGATTGCGTTAAATCGCATACCGTCGAGCTTGAGCTGTACGAATGCTGGCCATTGGATTTTGTCAACCAGCTTTTGGTCGAATCCAGAAGCAAGCATACACGGATATTCCGAAATGAGGTTTTTCCAGATTTTGTTTGCTGTTTTTTCGGAGACTCCGCACTTAAGGTCTTTCCCAATAATACGTTCGAGTATCTTTGCATCATCTTCTTCCAATTGACTCAATAAATTTGTTAAGTGTTCTATGCCCGCATTGCCGGTCACCTTGCGACTAGATAATTTAGATAACTGATCCAACGCATATCCAAAATCTAAAGTTGGCTTATCGTTTTTAGTATACGCAGGAATTTTTCTAATATAGAACTGGGTGAAAGGATCTAATGCCAAAAAGAATACTCGCTGTAAAAGTTTATTATCCTTATAATCAGTTAATATCTTTTCTTTTGCTAAACGAGAATTATCAGATTCTAACTGCTGAATAATATTATAGATGCTCATT